TAGCAGTTCCAGCAACATTACAAGTACCAGTTCCAGCAGCAGCATTCCCACTAACACCAATAATATCAATTGCTGTATAACCAGAATTTGGTTGCACAGCAACATAGGATAACCCACCAACACCACCTTGTGCACCAGTTCCACCAGCAGCGGCACCGCCAGCACCACCTTTACCTACTTGGATATATAAAACATCTGGCAATGCAAATGCTGGATATGACAAATAAGTTAATGAAGATGAACCACCACCAACACCACCATCTTTAGTAGTGGCAGCATTAGCTATTTCACCACCTTGACCACCAGCACCACCACCTATAAGCAATATATTTACATAATTGCAATTAGGTGGTTTAACCCATGTTTGCCATGCAGCAGCACCAGCTCCTGTAGTGAAAAAAACTTGATTTGCTTGGCTATTATCTAATATGTGAAATGTATCTATCATAATTATTTTTCTATTATTGTTGCACCATATGCTTCTAATAAAGCACGATGCTCTGGTAATATTGTATTAACGTATATATAAGTTTGTCCATTTTCAATAAATGAATTTATTCCGTTTGTTTTGATATAAACCCCTAGTTCTGGATAACTTTGTAACATTAAAAGATTATTATTGTTACTAATTTTAATTCTTATTGAACAAGTTAAATCATGCCATAATGAACCGACAATAATATCTTCTAAAGTTAATATTGTATCGTCTATAATATTACAACAATATACCATATTAGTTAAATCAATATCAGTTCCATCCAAATATATATAACCGATTACATTTGTCAATGCATCATCAATTATTTGATATCCTTGAGTATTAATTTCACCCGTGAATTGAACCTTGATATATTTCATTAATATTTACCCCCAACTGTTACTATATCATAACCAGCGGCCACTGTTGTACCTAAGGTTACATAAAATTTATAAGAAGGTGGTAAAGCAAAATTAATCGGAACTTCATAAATACTCAATGCCGATGTTTGCGATACTGTTGATGCCGCTAAAGATACTTCATCCCACAATACGTTATTTGCTGCTGTAGCTGTTGTTAAACCATTATTTAACCATATTCTAGCTACAGTAGCTATGTTGGTTCCTAAGGGTCTAAAACGCATCTTTTGAACATAACCACCATTGGTTGTGTCTGCTGAAAAACATTGATATATTGTACCAGATGTTAAATCTATTGTTGTGTTAGCTGTTGTTGCTGATGTTATCCATTGAACATCTGCTACTCTTGAATAAATTGGTGCTGTATTAGGTACTGCCATTTGATTTTATTTTATTTAGTTTATTATTATTATTATTATATTAAAAAATTACCACTCGCAATTGCTGATACTAGACCATAATTAAACGTTGAAGTGCTTGTTATTGCTGATGAAGCAATGTATTCTATATTACCAGTTGAAGTATTTCTACTAAGTATTTCGGTGTTAGTATCATTATTGGTTGGTGTTGTACTAATATTTAATGTGTTAGCACTTAAACCACCTGTAAATACGGTAGCACCACTGACAGTTCCACCAGTAAAAGAACCACCTGTAGATATTGCACCCCAAGTTACACCACCTTGATTTGAATAATTGGTCCCAGTATCAGCATCAATATAAATACTACCCAATGGTGCTGTATGGTCTGGGGTTCCATTACCACTTTGTATTTCTACAAAACCAACCGTTATATGTTTTAAAAATGTTGTTGCCATATATTAATTATTAAAATGTTTTAAGATTTATTGCACCATTTACAGTAACACCAGCTGTTATTGGTGTTACGCATAATACCAATTCATCCATAGTATTGTTTAACGTACCACCTAAATAAGAAAGAAAGTCAGCATCAAATAAACCTGTCGGCATAACACCATTAACATTTATTATACCATTAGCTAAAACACGACCTGGGCTTGTAACTGTTATTGATATTGCAGCTGTGGCTGAGCCATTAGCTTCTTGGATACCGTCAGATACTACGTCAGCATAAGTTAATGGTGCTGAAAGTGTTGGGTTTAAATTAAGACTCCAATATGCATAATCTGTATTTGATAATACCATTATTTGAGCACCAGTGACCTTAACAGAATTATCTCTATTAGCTACTTTTTTCCTAACACCTTTTAAAGGGTATGTTGTACCAATAGTTGCACAAGTGTTTGAAGGCACCGCAGCAGTATTTAATGATTTAACCCCTATATTATATCCAGACTCTCCAACACTGCCTTCAGTTGATACTTGACAACATATATAGTTAAATGAACCTGTACCACCCGTACTTCTTATTTCATAACGAATAGGTTGATTTGGGCTATGAATAAATGTGTCCATAGCCGAACCAGCGTAATTAACTGTATGAACCAAAACAAAACCATCATTTGTTTTAAGAAACATTCTTAAAACAGCACCACCGAGCCATAAAAAGTCAAATGCTATTACTGTAAAGTTATTCCATGAATAACCAGATACCATTGCGTAATTATCCCAAGATGTCCAAGGCACATTTACTGTAACAACACCAGTGTGTTCTGCTTTCAATCTATATGTTGTTCCATCATTTTCTAGATAGATACCGTCAGTTGCTGCCGAATATGGAGCAACCGCACTTGAACTAAAATAACCAACTTTTTTTGTAACACCAGATTGTAATCCAAAACCATTAAACGTACATTCAATAATTTGTGATTTACCGCTTGAATACGGATTAAATCTCTTTCCTTGTCTAACAACATATTGACCAGTAGTTGCTGTCATACCAAATTTATTATCAGTATATGCACTAGTGCCAGTTCCTTGTGTATCAAACATGTAATTGTTATCAGCATTAAGAATTTTACCATCAAACAAAGTTGTCATTTGACTAACTCTTTGTCTACCACCAGCATCCATTGATATTGAACTAGGGTTTATATTTACGTTTTTAAATCCACTCATATTCTTATTTTATTATAAATATTATATTATTCTCCATTTTGTATTATTACTTACAACATCTAACCATTCTTCTGGTTGTAGCGTAAATGTTATTGGGTTTCCGCTAGGTTTATTCCCTATTTCTTGACTACTAGTTGTGTTAACGATAACATTACCTAAACTAGCGTTAATCACACGATATGGTGTACCTAATGAACCTACAGCTGTTGGTAGTGTAATAGTACAAGCTGAAGTAGCTTCAACAGTAAAACCACTAGTTGTTAATGTATAGTTTGTTGACGTTATAACATATTTTAAATTAGCTGGCATTGGAATAGTAAAACCTTCGTCAATTACTTCAAAATAAGATGTCCAACTATAAGTATTAGCATTTACACCAGTAACTAATATATCTATTGTATTATCACTAATACCACTATAAACAATCGCACCACCAGTAAATCCAGATGAAACTTTATCCAATACGTTACTTTCGTAAACAATTGTTGGGGTTCCACCAGTTGTAACAACACCAAGGATTCTTTTCCATACACCATATTCAGTAAGTGATTTACTTGCTGTAATATATGATTCTACAATATAAGTTCCACTTGTAAATCCACTAATAACACCTAATAAAGTTTGTGTATTACCTGTTGTTACTAATACGTTTTTCTCTCTTAATGCGGCTCCAATACCTAAATCAATATTAAAACCTGTTGGTGTTGATGTTATATTTATTGTTGCACCAGTTGAAGTTAATGTTCCACCTGTATATAAACCAGTTACATTGAATGTACCACCTGTATTGTTAGTAAAGATAGCTGTTCCGTTTGAGTAAGTACCACCAGTTGTATAAATATCAGTTGGTAAACCAAAATAAGTACCACCAGATATTGTATTTGCAGTTAATCCGTTGGTAAATATAGTTGGACCAGTTACGGTACCACCAGTAAATGTTCCGCTACCACCAATTGTTGATGCATTTCTATAATTAACTGAACCATCGGTATTTCTAACCAATACTTGAGTTAAAGCATCATTATTAGTTGGTGTTGCGGTTATATAAACTGTTTGTGCACTAGCAGTTGTGGCACTAGTACTACCGTCAGCTCTTATAAATGATGTAGTCGTTCCAGCAGTATTTTTACCTTCTATTAATGTAGTTATATTGTCAGCATTTCCAGTACCATTTTGAATTGATAATCCGTCAAGTATTGAATTAATGATGATTTCTGGTGTTGTGCTATTATTATACGCTTGTTGTAAAGATGTTGTAGAAATACCATTAACGCCCCCAACACTTTCACCGAATATACTAGCTGGTGTAAATACAGCATAAGTAGTACTATTCAAGACTGTTGACGCTCTTCTAACCGCTAATAACCCGATTAATATGCCTGTTGTCTTAACGTTAGGTGCCTTAACAAACGTTTCTGTTTGTTGGGCTGCCAATGCCAATGCTAACGTTTCATAAACTTGTTGACCATATTGTATATTAATATTACCAGATGGGTATAAATAAATTCTTTGATTGGTAGACCTATTTGCGTTACCATCGCCACCTGTTGGAATTGCGGTTATAACACCATTTAAGTCATAATTATTTGGGTCAATCAAAGTAACATATGTACTAGTACCACCAGTTTGTGTTCTATAATTAAAATCAGCTATTGTTTTTGCACTGATAGTAACTTCATTTGGGTTTAATTCATTATTAACCCAATTAATACCCATACCATATAAATTCCCACTATTAATGTTAAAATTAAGGTTGGCACCATTTGGATAACAAGTAACACTATCATTAATTAATTTAATTGATACAAACATATCTCTTAAAGCAGACATCGGGCTCACACTATAATCAACATTATTATTAATTGATATAATAGTAGAATGGTCTGGATGGGCTATTTTACCTAAAAGTATATTTTCTCTACGTTGTTGTGCAGTTGGGTATGATGTTTGTTGGAAAATTGTATTTCCCGTTGTTAATAAAATATAAGTTTCATCAGCAGATGCAATATTTGTTACAGTTAAACCAGTTTCACCAGTATAATTAACAAGTGTTGTATCTGGTGCAAGAGCGGTGTCATATGTGTTATGAACTATCCAACCTCTTGCTGGTGCTACATTAAAAGTATTTGTTGATGCTGTTGTTATACCGCTAAATTGATAAACACCAGTTGAACTGACATTACCATTTAAAATATTAATTTCTCTATCGGTTAACGATAATGATGTGTTTTCATTTCTAATACTAACAAGGATTTTACCTGTAGTTGTACCAGTATTTATTACCCTACCAATTTTATTAATCCTAGAACTTAACGCTATATTATTTGTATCATATTCGAATCCACCAACAACCTTATCAGAAAGATATACAGTACTACCAGCTGTAGTTCCAGTAATCATTAAATCTCTAACAATACCAAAATTAGTTATAAAACCATAAGAACCATTAGCTATATCATGTGTTGCAACACCAGAAACTTCACTATCATCATATACGATGTTACCAGTAGCTAATGTAACCGTTGGTGCACCATCAGTACTTCCATTTATGTGACATACTTGACCATTATTGATTTGTACACCAGTATTGTTATAGACTCTAATTAAATTTTCTTCACCAATATTAAGTGTTACATCCATATTTGGTGTATTCGGAAAATATGATAAAGCATTTTCATTTGGGTCAAAATAAACTCTACCAGCAACAGGTGTTACTGTTGTTGCGGTACTACCAGTTGCAAAATCTAGATATTGATTAACATGAATTGTGTCGGCACTAATACTTGTTGCTGATAAACCACCATTAATAGTTAAACCAGTCATAGTATTTATTGTAATATTTGATGTTGTCCCAGAATTGGTTGTAAATGTTATAACATTATTTGAATAACTAGCACCAGTAAAATAGGTTCCAAGAGTTGTTCCCGTATTAAATCCAGTTACAGTAAATGTACCACCTGTATTATTAGTAAATGTAGCTATACCAGTAACATCAGAGTAAGTACCACCAGTTACCTTTGTATCTTGTGTTGAAATACCTGTTAAATTAGAACCGTTACCATAAAAATAATCACCTGTTATACTAGACGCTGAAAAGCTTGGTGCCGTAACCGCACCTAAGAATGAAGCACCAGAAAGAGTAGCAAGACCAGTTTGTTGTAAAAGAATTTTTTCATTACCACCATTGTTAACTATAGTAACCGTAATATTTGTACTACCAGTTATTTTTTGATTAAGGAAACCAGCAGTAGTATCACTAGAACTAGCTTTAACTTCTTTTGTATCACCAGAACCAGCTGTTAAATCGGCTATAGTAGCGAATACGTTGCTAGAACTTGGTGTATTGGCATCATTTATTGCATCATATTGGTTTTGTGTTAATAGAAAAGCGTAATTTGAATCTATTTCTTCGGCCCATGTTGATATACCATTTTTATTTATGTATTGGATAGCAGTATCCATATCAACATATATAGAACCTTTAGTTGATATATGTGTTGGAACGCCATTACCGCTTTGTATAAGAACTGAACCTACAGATACTGACCTAATATTAGTTGATGCCATTTATTTATTCTTTATTTTTAAGTTATTATATTATAAATATCTAAAACTATCTTATTATTTCCCAATTTGATGACCAAGTATAATTTTTAGCTGTTTCACCACTAATTCTGATACTTACATTTCCACTATTTGCAGAATATATTACCGAATTAGGTGTCATTCCACTTGAAATTCTATCAAAATCAGAATTTTCTCCAATAATTGTTAAAATTCCAGAAACTTTATTAACCGCAAGTGTTCTTTTCCAAAATCCATAATCAATATTATCTTTATATGCTGAAACATACGAAACAATAAATGAATTTGCATTATTTGTTATCCCACTTAGTGTATCAATCGTCAATATTGTACTATTTGTTGTTGTTGCACTCGCATTAGTTAACAATCTAAATGGTAATATCGTGTCAATATTAACATTATCGTTTCTAGTTAGTCTTAAATTCTTTGTACTAGGTGTAAATGTAGTACCAGTGACATAAACATCGGTACTTCCAGTATAAAAACCACTAACAGTAAATGTACCACCAGTATTATTTCTGAAGGTAGCTAGACCAGTTGAATTATTATATGTACCGCCAGTAACATAAACATCAGTTGAACCTGTATATAAACCACTAACATTAAATGTACCGCCAGTAGTATTAATAAAGGTTAATGAACCATTAGAATATGTACCGCCAGTAATAGTAATATCAGTTAAAGCGGCTACAGTGAATGTACCGCCAGTATTATTAGTAAACACATATGTTTTACCTGTATTATTTGCCGTACCGCCAGTAACATAAACATCGGTAACCCCAGTATAGTATCCAACTATGCTGAATGTACCACCAGTATTATTGGTAAAGATTGTTGTTCCGTTTGAGTAAGTACCACCAGTAATATTGATATCCGTTAACGAATTGACATTGAACGTACCACCAGTTGAGTTTGAGAAGGTATAAAGTCTTAAAGTATTGTTAGGTGTACCGCCAGTGACATATGGTAGGCCCGTAATACTAGACCCATCACCGTATATTTTATTAGCGTTGATGGTATCTGCGGTAAAACCACTAGTACTTAATGTATTAAATGAACCATCATTAGAACCAATACTATTAGCCATTACGACATCTAAATAAGTTATACCTGTTACGGTAAAATTACCATTGATTGTTAAACCAGTAAATGTATTGATATATGTGTTTAAACTAATACCATCATTTCTAACAATAAGTAATTGATTATCAGTAAAAGTAACACCAGTAGAATATGTATCAGCGGTAAATGTATCTAAATTTAAAGTATATGCTGATAAAGTATCATTTCTATCAAAATAAACGGTAGTTCCGATAAGTGTTGCCCCAGTAGTATAATAGTCAGTTAAACCAGTAACGCTAATTATGTTCCCATTAGTTTTATAAAGGCTAAGTGTATCGGTAATATTATCAAATGTACCACCAGTAATATTATTAGCATCTATTATGTTAAATAAATTGGTGCCGCCACTATAAAATGCTGAAGCGTTAATAGTTGTTGCCGTTAAATCATTATTGGTATATAAATTACCATCAAAAGTAATTATACCACTACCCATGAAGATTTGTGTGTCACCACTACAAGAGATAACAGCATTTGTATATAATGCCGTACACGCAGTTAATGTTGGACTACCACCAGTAATTGATAGCTGTTCAATAATAAATGTTTCGTTGATACTTGAAGAATTACTTATGCAGCTCATATTATATTGTATTTCCTATTAATTTAAAAATTCCGTCATTATAAAATCCTTTATAAACCCTAACATTAACTGTATCGTTAGCATTTATTATTAAAGGTGTTGATAGTACAGTTCCATCGAAAACACTGATACCATTAATTGATATTATTATTCTAGTAATGTTTTGTATATCAATTAATTGTGTAAAACTTACACCATATTTAGCTATAAATGTAAATTGTGGTTCGGCTTTAGGTTTAAAATCGAATGTATAAGTAACACCATTAAGATTTGATATTGGTTCAAAAATAACGTTACTATTTATTTTTATTTGTTCTTCTACTTCCATACTAAACATAGTTCTATTTGCGGTTGGAACAACTTCATAATCATCTTCATCTTGGATATACCCTAAAAGTTTCATTTCGAAGAGTTGAACATAAAATCTTCTGTTTTCTAAATCATCTATATTGCTTTCATCACCGATACTTTCTAAGTGTAAAGGCATTGGATGTCCGTTAACATTAATATAACATTGTCTAGATTGAAAAGCTCTTTGAATAGCTCTATTAAATTTATTCAAATCTTGCATTCTATTTGTAAATAACCTAATTTCGTATGACATATCTACTGATGTTGGTTGTGGTATTTTATATAAATCAACACCGTGTCTAACACCATCCCAAGTAGGAACTTTGAGTGTTGTGTATGTTCGATTACCTGGAATATTCCATAATCCAGCTTGGTTTTGACCTTGTTGAATATCTGGTTTTCTAATAACTGTAATGAATGGAAGTTCGATATTTTTATATTTATCGGCAAATTGCCATGTTTTACTAAATTCTGTCCATCTTTGAATAGTCAGAAATATAACTGGAACCTTAGTTCCATCAATATTTAATGACATACGTTTATCAGACTCAATAAACTCTAGAACTGATTGGTCCATATCTTCTTCTAATACACCTCTAGGTAGAAAGGTACCGTTATCGGTTATACCATCGAGTATTTCTTGTCTACGTTCTGGTCCAATTTTACCTACTTTTATATTAATGTTGGTTCTAAAACCTTTTGGTACTGCCATTTTAATTTAATTTTAAGTTTATACTCCACGGAATTCTGATGCATCAACAGTTGCACAAATAACTGTTCTGAAAGCACTTTTATATCCCATTATTGTATGTTTGTTATCGTAATTTTTAATACCATCATTAACAACACTGAAATACCTTATTTCAGTTTCGGAAACTGGGTAACCAATATAATCACCATAACTTAATGATGTTTTTAAATCGGTTAATTGTTGGTCATAAATACCAAAAGTTAATTGCCCATCAGCTATATATCTAAGACCACCATTTGGATTATAAGCCTTATTCTCTGGCTCGGCCATAATAGGTATTACTTTTAGTTCTAGTGGTGGGAAAAATCTAATACCATCTTTTGATGCTTCACCATAAAGATTACTAGCTTCAGACATTTCACTATCAACTCTATAAAGAATTACAGTGAAATTTCCATCACCTTCAATAGCTTCTCTACCCATACTAATTTCTAAATCGAAATCTTCATGTGCAAACCACTTATTAATACGTGTAATTGGGGTTAATTTTTTATCGTTCATTGTTTTTTATTATAAATATTTATCTTTTGGTTAATAAATAATAAACCCTTGATTTTTACGAAAAGTTTTATTATATTTAGTAACAATCACTAGGAATTAAACTAAAAAAATTTGATAAATTTAAACGATATTAAAGGACATAACGCTTTATCTATAATAGGTGACTATCAAGGTATTAATCCATACTTATTAAAACTTAAAGTTGAGTACTTAAAAAATAAAAAATTAGCATTGACTGAAAATCAGTCTTCATATATTCTCAATAATTATAATAGAGAACCACAATATATTAATCGAGTAGTTAGTATTACTAGTTTTTTAGGTGAATCGCTTAAAAAACAAGAGGAATTAACATTTACACCAGAAAAAATTCTAATTGAATTTATACTTGCTGAAACAGAAAAAACATTTCACATATATGGCAAGCTTAAACAAAATCAGAAAGAATCTAAAATGTATTTCATACCAAAAACCCAATTAACTGATGACCCATATTTTGAACCTATTGATATTGAAGTTGATTTTGAAAAATATGATAAAATACTTGGTAAGTTAAATCCACCCAAAAAGTTATATCAACACCAAAAAGATGGTGTTAAATTTTTATTATGTAGAAATGGTAGTATTCTTGCCGATGATATGGGCTTAGGTAAATCAATGACTTCAATCATTGCGGCTGTTGAAAGTGGTGCTGAAAATATTCTAGTTGTTTGCCCTTCATCTGCTAAGATTAACTGGGAACGTGAAATAAATGTTTTTTGTAAAGATACTGCAATTGTAGATGGTAAAAAATGGGCGAAAGCTAAATTCACCATTATTAATTTTGACATTCTTAAAAACTTTCATACTCTTGTTAATACAAGAAAACAATTAACTGATGAACAAATTTCACAAATCAACAGAGATTTAGTAAATTCTAATTTTGATATAGCTATTGTCGATGAAGCACATAATCTTAAGAATAACGAAAGTATTCGTGGGAAAATTATGGTTGAACTATGCGTTAAACATAATATTCCAAAGGTTTGGTTATTGACTGGTACACCTGTTGCAAATAGACCTATGGACTTCTTTAATTTATTAAAGATAATTAAGAGCCCTATAGCGGAAAATTGGCGACATTATGCTACTAGATACTGTGAGGGTAAACAGTTCTTTAAAACGCTTAAAAATGGCCAAAGAAAGCAAATTTGGTTAACCAATGGTGCTAGTAATTTAGATGAGTTAGCTTCTAAAACAAAAAACATTCTTTTAAGAAGAATGAAAAAAGATGTATTGGACATGCCAGATAAGGTAATAACACCAGTATATCATAGGTTAAGTACTAAAAGTCTTGTTAAATACGATGAACTTTGGAATGAATATTTGCTTAAACGAGAAGCTGAGGGTAAAAATACTGATTTACAAAAAGACCTTGTTGAATTGATATTATTAAGACAATTCATTGCCGCTGAAGCCATTCCAGATACTATTGAAATGGTTGAAAATGCATTGGAAGCTGGTAGGAAAGTTATTATTTTCACTAGTTTCACAGATGAATTAGAAATTTTATGGCACCATTTTGGTAAAATATGTGTTAAACATAATGGTCCTATGACCAATAGACAAAAACAACATTCTGTTGATGAATTCCAAAATAACCCTAAGATAAAAATATTTATTGGTAATATAAAATCTGCTGGTGTTGCTATTACCCTTACTGAAGCTACGGTTGTTATATTTAACTCATTTTCATGGGTTACTGGTGATAATGAACAAGCTGAAGATAGGTCTTATCGTATAGGTCAAAAAAATGATGTAGCAGTATATTATCAATTATTTGAAGACACAATATCAACTAGAATGTGGGAAGTACTTAAAAACAAAAAATCGGTGATTAATACTATACTTGGTGAAAAAACAACGTGTAATGAAACTGAAGAGATAATTAATTCAATATTAAATGGGGAATTATAATTTTTTTCTCCTTAATTTATTTCTGTTTAAATTACCTTCATAAACAACACCATTTATTTCCCTAGTTGTTGACCACATCGGTCTTAAATTAGATAATGCATTAACTATATTAGGTGGTGTATCTTCTGAAAATTCAATAACATTTTTAATATGGTCAACATGCCACTCACCATGATTATCCCATGACATACCATCAGTAAATAATGTTTCTATATGTTCTTTAAATTCTAGAGCTGAGTAACCAAGAAGGTCAATTGTATAACCTTCTTTTTTACCATTCATTCTCCATATTGACATTTTTAAAACACTTCTCCATAACCCAACATGTTTATTTGATTTTTTATATTCCAAACGTTTATCTCTATTTTCAATATTATATTTTCGTTTATATTCATTTTTACAGTTTTTACATAAACTATAGTAATAAGTACCATTTCTAGGAAAATCAGTTAATGGTTTTTCGTAACCGCATTTACTGCAAATCTTCTTTTCCATTATCGTGTGAATAATCTAAATTTATTATTTTCTAAATCACAACCAGCTAAATAAATATATATTTTTTTATCTTTGTTTTCGTTAATGAAATTTAGTAAATCACCAAAATATGTCTGTGTTTGAAATAAATGTCCTTCGGAATCATCGTCAACTATTTCATTACCAAGCATTACAACCATTGGTTTATTAATAATTATTATATCACCATCACCTGTTAATTTAGTATGTAATTTAACAAATAATGAAATTTGTTTTTTAATATGTTCTTCTCTATCTAACTTTGTTTTTATTTCACTTAAGATAAAATCGTGTATTTTATTTGACATTGTTGTTTTTTCAAGTTCACAAATTTCTTTAAATTGATTTTTAATTTCTGTGTTAATTCTAACATTAATTTCTTCAGTTTTCATTTTTCTTTGTTTTAGTTTTTTATTATTTTGTAGGTACATTGTCCCTATATTTATAAATATAACTAAATTATTAAAAAAATAAAAAACTTTACTTTTTAATTATTTTTTTTATTTTTGTCTATAATGAACAAGCTGAAGACCGTGCATTCCGTATCGGCCAGAAGAATGATGTTAATGTTTATTATCAATTATTTGACAATTCAATTTCAACTAGAATGTGGGAAATGTTACAGAACAAAAAAGATGTTATAGCAACAATCATGGGTGAGAAAAAATTAACTGAAGATGAAATAACTACCTTGATGGTAGATGAACTATTTAAAAATTAATAAAATGGGTATAGTAAAAGTATATGGTGTAGATGGTTGTCCATATTGCACAGAATTAAAAGAACTTCTTAATAAAGAAAAGATTGAATTTACAGATGTTGATGTAAATTTACCAGAAAACCAGACTGAATATAATCAGATTTATAAAATAACAAATTCTGATGATGTGCCGATTGTTAGAGTGAATAAAAGACTTCTAGTACCAAACGTTTCATATCAAACAATTCAAGACGCTGTTGATTTAACTAAAAAATTCTTAGCTGAAGATTAATTGTATTTTTTCTGATATTTATAATTAAAGTTAAAATATGGCAGTAAATATAGAAGAACGTGAAAAGTTATTTAGACAACTTAAACATTCATTGGGGGCACCAATTCGTCAAATAGAATTAGAAGATGAAACATTATGTACTCTTCTTGAAATTGCTATTGAAGATTATTCTCAATATGTACAAGAATGGTTGGTTGAACATCAATGGCAATCACTATTAGGTCATAACGTTGATACAATGGATATGGCTTTTGCATTAAGTGTTAGAAGTTTCGACTTTATGACACAATACACTTATGCTTATTCAAAACAAGTTGGATTACAAACCAATGGTCCATGGGAACTTAAAAAAGATTTCGTTGAACTAGAAGCTGGTAGACAAGTTTACCAAATTCCAGCCAACCGTGAAGTAAATGAAGTTTTATGGATTACACCACCAGCAACTAGTCAAGCTTTATTGGCCAACTATGGTGGTATTGATTATGGCTTCGGTGGTGGATTTGCACAAACAGGTGGTGGTACAGGTACTGGTGGGCCAGGTTTTGCTCGCCAAGGTTATTACATAGCACCAGCTTTTGATATTCTTTTAACAGCTGCTGATATGAATCTAAAAAATAGAATTGTAAGAAGTGAGCTAGTTTATAAAATAACAGCTGGACCTAATGGAACAAAATTATTACACTTACTATCAGTACCAGGTTCTAAATTATCATTTGGTCAAGGCGTTGGTGGTTTAGGTAGCAGTATTAATATGACTGGTTGTCAAGTTTGGTATCATTATTATGAAACTAACCCAGAAAATCTTGATGCATGTAAAAAAGATAATCCAGATATTATTAAAATGCCTAACCAAGTTCCTTTAGCTAAGTTAGATTACGCTGATTTTAATGAACCAACTAGAACATTAATTAGACAATTGTTTATAGCAGAAGCTAAAAAAACACTAGGTAGAACTCGTGGTAAATTTGGTGGTATTGTTGGCCCACCAGAAGCCGAAAGAACTATGGATTACGAAACACTTATTAGTGAAGGTAATGAAGAGAAAAAAGGTGTTTTAGAGCGATTAGATGCAAGATTATTAAGACTTTCAAGTACTGCACAATTAGAAAGAGGTGCGAAAGAAGCAACAGATTTAAATACAGCAATGAAATTCAGACCATTAGGGTTCTGGGTATATTAATAAAAAAAGGGGCCTTAAGCCCCTTTTTTATTTTAGAAATTCCATTCTTCCTTTTCAACTGGAACTTCTGGGATATAACCATCTGGTGTTTCCCCATATGTGTCATCAAATTCATCGTCTAAAATTAATTCTTCATCACTTCTAACACTTTCACCATTTTCATCGACTTCTTCATTTTCATCATCATCATCACCACCCTCACCTTCAGATTGTTTTTTCTTTTTCTTTTCCTCTTTAACGATAACAACATCTTTAACTTTTTCTTTTAATAAATCAGTAATTGTTTCGATATTTGGTTTTAATTCTTCTTCTAAAATATCCATTGTATCGCCAGTTAATACCTTACGTTCCATCATATAGTTTAGATATTCTTCATATTTGTTATCTAGATTATCAGTACCAGTTAACTTATAATATTCATTTCGTTTTATTGCTTCTTTTTCGTATTTGAATATATCATTTACAGTACATAATGGTTCATCCCATTTCCTAGATATTAGCATAGGTTCATCATCAACAATACCTACAGTCGCTAAAATGAAAGCATCGATTGGTAAACCACCACCAGAATCCATAATTTCATTTAAATCTTTAACTTCCAAATGTTTAATTATATCTTCTATAACTTCTTTTTCATGTATAACACCCTCTATCTTAGCGATACGCATACGTTCAATATAATCAGCTCTGATTTCTTCCCATTCTTCAACTTCCATATTATTTGGAACCTTATTAACACTATTCCAGAATCTAATTTCTTTATCTTCCATTTTCATAAGGTCTTCATACGAATCTTGGTCGGTTACTTTATTAGGCATACCAGATACTAGTTCACATTCACTATGTGTAAAGATAATTCTTTCTTTTAATTTCTCAGTAACTTTTTTAGTCGCTTTATCTTTAACCTTAACAATATCTAATGAAATTCTACTACGAATATCTGGATGGAAACAAACTAATAATGGTTTAACCTTTTTATTAAATGCATCCAAATAACGAGCAACATTATATTCATCAGTGAACAATTCTTCATTGATTGAATTTATCCTAGCCTCAAGACTTTTAGATGCTTCAGAATCAGTATCTTCTAATACTAGTAAAGCTTTTTTCAACATTTCAAGTTCTTTAATAATCTCGAAATCATGTTCAACTGTTTCTTGTGGAATCATTTTACAATTTAATTCAACAATTTTATTAGCTGGTGGTAATGTAGCGTTGGTTTCCAAATATTTCTTTTGTTCTTTTTTGGTCATTTTGTTTTTATCGATGGTTTTTAAATCACCATGCGATTTTGAACTACCAGTATTGATATAATAAATTACATCACCAAGAGTTACATCTAAATTTTCCCTCATTGCTAGTTCCATATGTGCTTGTTTAGGCATAGGATTACCAGCTTTATTTTTCATAGTACCTTTCTTCTTATAATCTGGTATAGATAACTTAACCTTAGCCTTAGAAGCTATTTTAACCAAAGGTATTTGATAGTTATAAATCTTATCAACATATTCGTAATAATGTTGAATAAATGAATATCCATCACCATCTAATAACATACGAATTGATTTAGCTAAAAATTCCTCAATATATACAGGCATTCTTTTTGATTTAACTGAGTTTCCTACTAATTTAATCTTATGTTTACCTTTTTTATCGATATCATTTGCATAGTTTTTTCTAGCAAAATTGATAGTTGAATAACAAATATCATCTATATCTAATCCCATACGACCAAACATGTAATTTTCGTTGAATTCGGCTAATACTGCATCTAATCCCACAAGTTCTTTACCAGCATCTTCTGTGGTTTTCCAATGGGTACCTTTAGCGACATATTTAATATCATTGATGTTATCTGGAAATGAAAAGTTAAAACCGTCAGTATCACCTACAAGTGCTTTAAAACCATGTTTTTCTGTAAAGTGTCTAACCATAAGTCGTAGATATTGTCTCCCACGACAAGTAGTTTCTTCAGCACAATCTGAATCTCCCCAATTAAAGATATATGGAGCACCATACGAACCGAACCATGAATTGGCAAGTATCTTAAGTGGTAACTGTTTCTTATCATATAAATTAGCTAATGCTTTGTGCTCTTCAATTTCCTTCTTTAATGCTTCAATTTCAGATGGAGTCATAGTTGAAGCTTCTTCTTTTAATTTAGCTTCTAATTTTTGGTAAAGTTTAGTTTCTTTACCAGTTAGGAATTTGAACTTATCACGAGTATCAACGATATATGTAAGGGTTCCTTCCATCATACCTGTAATATCTAGGTCTGGGAAAATAAGGTGTGTTAATTGAATCTTAGGATATAAGGCCGCAAAATCCAGCTTAACAACATTTCTAGCGTAACCAACTTCTAATAAACGAGCTAAACCACCAGTGAAATCACGTTTCTTTTGTGTTTCTGGGATTGCAAGTCCATTTTCATAAGACCAAGCAGACATAATAAGTTTCCATTGGCCAGCTGTTCCCATTGTTGATGAACGTTGGAATGTTGTTGGTAGTATCTTACCAATAAGAAATGATGCTTGATTAAAAAGGTTATCAATTTGTTCGGTTTCCCATAAGTCATCACATAGATATCTTTGAACTATATAATTACCTTTAACTATTTTGTAACCATCTTTTAATGGTTTAGTTTCAGTAATAATATACCAATCACCATCTTTATCGTTAAAAGCGTATTGATTGGTTTCATCACGCCATGTTGTGTTTATTTTATCACCTGGGACATAAACACGATTTGGTTTAGCTATTTCGGAGTATTGCGTAATATACTTCAAACCCCACGCTTTGATTTCAGAGTTGATAGCCATTGCTCTACGTACAGCATGAGAAATATCTATGATATTATAACCCCACATATTTGTTTGATTATAAGTTTCAGTTTCACCACCGAACTTTACAGTAGATGATTTACGTTTAATCTTAGATATTCTATTTAGTGTAATAGCGAAGTCGGTTATTTCCATCCCAAGTCTTTCAGCACGTTCAAAAATGAATGGCCAGTCAAAATTTTCGGAATTATAACCAGTAATTATGTCTGGTTGGATAATATCAATTACCTTAAAAAATTTATCAATATTTTCACGTTCAGAATTACGTTTTTCTTGACCAGAATTACCTAAGGTTTCGAAAACGTATTCCATACCTCGGTTATCCCTAACACCTACTTGAAAGATTGCGTTCTTAACTGCGAATAACCCTTCAGTTTCTAAGTCAAATTGAAACCTATGTAGACCATCATAATCGTCAATACCTTTAAATAAACGCTTACCTGTTTGAATCATAAACTGTTCAATAGGACTAAACATTACAAAAAATTCACGACTTTCCTTTTTAAACACGTCAATACCACCGCTTTTGAAAAAAGCAATGAGACTATTATAAGATTGTGTACAAGTTGCTAAATATTTGTAACCGTTCTCTAAACGGTCTGGAGCCATACCATCCACATTGGCTGTGCGTAGTTTGGTTATTTTAATACCAAACTTAGTACAAGCTTCTATGATTTTCATTCGTTTACCTTCGTAAAGCGTATGTGCTACTTCTTCTTTAAACCAAAGGAATGGTTTAAATGTGTGCTCTTCAATATATTTACCTTGTTCTGGGTCATTTATAATTAAACTAACCTTAGGTGAATCATAAACAGCTTCAATGGCTACGATATATTTTTGGTCATCGCTACCCTCTAAGAAATTCTCGATTTTTTCAGCACTAATTTTTGATTTCGTATCTTCCATAAATAATATTTTAAACAAAGGTACGAAACAAAAATTTAAAAAACAAGAAAAAATCGAGAATTATTTTTAACTTTGTACGTTACAAAGTTACTATTTTTTTTTGGATATTACAAGTATAAACTATCTTTTTATACTTCCATCTAAAATGTTAATGAATAATTCTTCTCTAATTGGAACTAATAATTTACCACTAACGTTATAATTTTCTATTGTTCCACCACTAACAGTAATTGGTGATAAATCTATTTCGAATTGCCCCACATACCTACCACCTTGACTTGTTTGTTTTTCATTAAATTGAAAGGTTAAATAGTATTCTTCACCAACACAATTAGTTGGTATAACTAGGTCAGTACCAGCTTTTTTCTTAGCTATTTTCTTAACACCAGTAATAACATCTGTCATTGTGAAATATATATCAGCATTTTGAATAAGTTCAAAAAATTTATGAAAATCGTTTCTTCCGTCTTGAATCAATTCAAGTTTCAATACTGGTAATGTTGCGTTTTTATTTATATAAAAGTCCATATTTCTAATTATTAATTTAAATTATGATGTAAAGCCGTATTTTTGTCTTAAATAATTCCAAATAGATGGTAAATCTGCTGTTGGTATAGCACCATTATAAAGAATTACTTCAGCAACATCTATCGGTGATGATTGTGCAAATACAGTACCGTTAAATCCACCACCAACATAAAATTTGGCCGCTGACGCAACTGGTTGCATATTTTTATTAGAACCAATAGCCGAACCAGTTGTTTTGAGTGTTTGACCTACGTATCCAGTCATTGTTCCAGCACTAAGTTTAAATGTGTAATAAAAGAATTTATTAGCATCGACACCACCACTACCCCAAGGTACTAAAATACTAGTCGTATTCACAGATGCGTTTCTATACCAAAAATTTAATGTTGTTGGTGAACTATCCCCATCAAGACCAAAACCTTCACTCTCAGCACTCCAAGTTGAATTGAATTCGATGATTGGTGCACCAGAACTCCAAGTTCTATTAGGGTTTTTCTTAAACACAATGAAAAGTGTTAACCCACTTGATATAGTTTGTAAACTAGTAGTTCTAGGTGCGGCCATATATTGAGCACTCAAATCATTTACTTCAATATATGGAATTGTAGATGAACTACCACTTGGACTAAATGTTGTTGCACTAAATATTGGACTGTTAAGCGTTGTTGCTGTTAAATTATTATGATAACCAGTTTGGTCATTCCATTGTTTAACGTGAGAATTTATTGTGGCTGGTGTTGTTCCATAATCAGAATAAATACTCTTAGACGCATCAACCCATAATATAGGTGTTGCACTACCAAATGTTGGTAGTGTACCAGTATTATCAAAACCACCTCGATATATAAAAGGAATATTAAACATCTTATCTAAAGTCTTTAGCTATTAAACCGTACAAACTAGTACCGTCACTTATAAATGTTAGTATATCAACACCATTTGCAGATGAAGTTAATACTGGTGGAATCGCTGATTGCCATTTGTATTGTGAACCCCAAGTAACAAGTCTACTACCAGTACCATTTTGTTTAAGTATCATAGTGTAAACAGCACCATTTTTGAATGTTGTCCCACCACTAATACCAGTAGTTGCAGCTGAAAGTGTTACGGTTTGTATATTACTGTTATCCCAATTTGGAATATATGTCGAAGTAACTGTTCCAGCAGTATAAACAGGGTTATTAGATTGGCCAGTATATGTTAAATTACCATTAATAGTAAGGCCACTCATTGTATTTATAGTAGTATTTAACGTACCACCAGTTGAATTGGTTAATGTAATAACATTTGCGTTATTATACGTCATAGCGGTAATCCCAATACCAGTTATTGTTGAAATATCACGTAAATTAACACTTCCATCAGTATCTCTAACCAATACATTAGTTAATGTATTATTAGTTGTTGGTGTATAATTAATATTCAAATTAGGAACATAAACTGTATTACTACCACTACCAGTTATACCCACACCACCTAAAACCGCACTATAATTACCACTTACAATTGAAAGATTTGAGTGAATAAAAGAACCTACACCACTGGCTGTTGAATTCATACCACCAGCATGCGTTGCGTAATTTGATGCTGTATTTCCAGAATTTTGTGCATGACTATATTTACCACTTGCAATAGCTTCAGTACCTTCAGCATGTGCAAAATCATTAGTTGCACTTGTGTGACCACCTTCAGTATGAGAACCCAAACCAGATGAATATGTGTTTGCACCCTCAGCATGACTACTAATACCAAATGCTTTGGTATAACTCCCTTCAGCGTGTGCTGTTGAACCAGTCGCACTAGAACCATTACCAAATGCACTAGAATAAGAACCAGTAGCAATTGTCCCTAAACCTTGTCGTAAACTACCTTTAACTATAACTTTACCACCATTTAGATTAAATATATCATAACCAGATTGAACCCATAACGATGTTGGTGGTACAGTATTTATAACCCAAGCAGAACCATTATAAATATAAACTTGATTATCAGCTAGGTTAACTACACTGTAACCGCTAGTTACAATTGTTTCTGTCCATCCACTACCGTCACCATTACATTGATATACATAATCTTTTGTCCATCCACTAGAAGTTGATGTTGAAATATATCTTAAAACATCACCATCTGAATTACAAGTTGTATAACCAGAAAAACCATTAATTGGGTCCAACCAAGTAGTTGATGATTCAGTACCTGTTATTGAACCTATTGTTATTGTTTGAATAGTACCACCACTGTGTCTTACTAGTATATTTGTAGATGTAGAACCACTTGTCGGTGCTGTTTCTAGTATAATACCATTTTTTATTCTCATTTCGTTTGCCATAATTCCCAATCCTTATGTTTAATTTTTTATTATTTTAATATACAATTCTTGTTAAGTAAATATTCCAAGTTCCACTAGTGATAGTCCAATAAACATAGCTTCTATAATGTGCTGGTGTGGCTATTGGGTAAATATCTATTCCACTACAATCACCCCATTGTTCAACACCATATTCAGCATAGTTTAAATAACTACCATCACTGTCATAACTTAATAAGAATTTACCTGTTTTGATATTAACACCATTAACACAACGATATACATATTCTACTGTATCGGTTGATGATTGGTCATATTGAGCACCACTATTATCACTAGTTTCACCTAAATATTGTAATTTTGTTCTAAATAACCCATCGTTTCTAGTTTCAACAACACCGCCACCATTCCTAACTAAAATATTAGTTGATGTTGAACCAGTTGTTGGTGTATAATTGATATTCAAATTAGGTACATAAACTGTATCATCAGCTGTACCACCAATATTACGTCCACCAATAACAGCACTTCTAGTACCAGTTACATTTGAATTTGTTGAGTGTATAAATGATGTTAACCCAGATGCTATTGATTGATAACCACCAGCATGTGTATAATCACCATGTGCTTCAGTTTCAAAATTTTGTGCGTGTGCTGAATTCCCAATAGCCGATGTATCAGTCCCTTCAACGTGACTTGCATAACCTTCCGCTATACCACCATGACCTTCAGAGTATGAATAATCGGCCAATGCATCGTTGCCACTATCATTAACTGCTTTAAGTGAATATGTACCTGTTGTTCCAGTATCCCAGAACATATCGGTAGTTCCACCAGAACCTGTACCACCACTAAGACTTGTAATTGTTCTATAAGAAACTTGACCAGAAGCATTAACGGTCAATATCTTCGTAGTTGTATTGTCATTAGGGATATATTTGATATTAAGTCTTTGAACATAAACAGTATTGCTAGTTGTCGCAGTAATTGAGTCTCCACCAAGTATAACTGAACCGAATATCCCATAAGGAATAACATTTTCGTAACCACCAATAATATAACATAATTCAGAGTTATCAACAGTATTATTATACCCACCTAAAATACCATTATAATATCTAGTAAAACCAGTAACACCATCACTAATTATTGAATTAAATTGACCCCCAATGATTGCCGAACCATTAGATTCATTGATATAATTAGTTTCACCACCAAGAATACTTGCATAGTATGAAGCTAATACTTGATGATTTTGTCCATTTATAATTGTTGATTGAATTGAACCGTTAATTATTTTGTTATTTAAACCATTAAGAATTGATGAACCATAACTATCAAATACTTTATTTTCGGCACCGTTAGTAATTGTCGAATAACTACTTGAATTACTACTACCAGTTATTTGGTTTGCTTGACCACCAAGAATATTACATGAACTTAAAGCTCCAGTAATACCACATTGCCATCCACCTATTATTATGTTATTATAGGCACTTTCAGTATTATCGGTAATGGTACAAACATCTGAATTATAGATACCAGATTGATATTGAACACCAATCATAGAACCACTAGAATTAACAATATTAGATAAAATACTATCTGTTATACCAACATTACTAGAACTTGTTATGTTATTAGTATAACAACCACCAGTAATTGTTGAATTATCACCATTTATTATTGAGTTCTCTTTATTTGTACTAGCATTAACACCAATAGTATTACTTTGTCCACCAAGAATTGTTGAACTATCACCAATAGTAATTATACTATTTACAGCATGAAGAAATGATATATCACCATTATTTACTGATTGAAAACCGCCAACATATGAAGATGCTCCATCTACTTGGTTATTAATACCTTCAGCTACTGAAAATGAACCAGTTGCATCAGTTCCTGTTGGACCAACAACTGTTATTGAATTGGTTCCACTAGAACCAGCTGTCCAATATAAATCTACTGGAACATAATAACCACTTAGAGTAAAAGTACCACCTGTATTGTTGGTGAATTCAGCAACCCCAGTTAAACTATCATATGTACCACCTGTAACATATACATCAGTTGCACCAGTATAAAAACCAGAGATTGTGAATGATGTACCTGTTGAATTGTAAAATGTTGCGGTACCATTTGAATATGAACCACTTGTTACGGTAGGTGTAGTTGTTGTAAATGCAGTTAAAACATCACCATTTATCCTATTAAAAAATAAAATATCGTTGCTGTTATTTATACTATTAATTGATTGCCCTTTAAGATATAGGAAATTATCGTCAAGTTCTCCTTGGCTTAATACAGTGCCTTTGGTTGTATCACCATAAGGGCTATTTAGTGTTCTTAATATAAGGTTATTATTCATCTGTTTATTTTACTATAAATATGTCGTGTTATTATTAATTAGCAGTGACCATGATTTAAAATATTAATTCCGTATCTAGTAGCCTCTGTTTCATAATTATATTGGATATCACAAAATTTTAAATCACAAATATTAAATTTAAATTGTGAAATTCCACCAATAAATGAACCAGCAAAATTTGTTTCAATTGGTAAGTTTTTATCCGAATAATCTATTCCATCAAAAGTTTGTGATTCAATAAGTCCTTGAGTACCACCACCTAAAGAGAAATTAAATGGCACACCAACTTGTTTTAAGAAACTATCATTGAGTCTTCTAGCAACAAATTCATCAAAATCGTTAACAACAAATTTTAATTTAGCATTCACATAGAACATTAATTTACCTTTTCTATGTTTATCTGTTTTTAATTCACAGTCAGTTTTATATTCTGTGATAAATCTTATAGCAATATAAGACCAAACATTATTTTGAACAACATTCGGAAATGAATAGCCTTCTTCAATAGTTACACCAGTTACGTAAGTATTTGCAGTTGTACATGCACCAGTAATGGTTAATAATCTGTAACCAATGCTACCATCATCTTTAATTCTAAAACCTAATGCGTTATCGATAATATCAGACTTATAATCTAATGAAGTTTGGTCTTTTGTGAATCCAGTAAAACTACAAACAGTTTCGTTACCAAAACCATCATTTGGACCATCACAAGTTCCACAATTATTTGTGGCACCACTTTTAGCGGCTCTACCGTAAATTAAAAATGGGTTTGTTTTATTTGTTACATCATGTGAATGTGTAACAACAACTTTACCGTTACCATCATAAGAACAAGCAGTTTCAGTACCTAAACCATCATGAGAACCACCACAACTTGTACAAGTAGTACCACTTTTAGCAGCTCTACCATAAATTAGAAATCCGTTAGTTACTAAATCAACGTTGATTACTGGTGGGTTTAATGGAATCCCAACACCATATGTGCCGCCAGTTAAAATAATTTCATTTTCTTTAGGTATTGTACACCACTCTGTTACAACATCAGTACAACCAGTTGGTTGAATACAATCAGCGGTACAGCCAGTATTTAAACCTTCAAATGTATTCCAAAATTTATTTTCTGCACGAGTACCCATATAAAAGAAAAATCCTTTATTGTTTGAATATGTATCGTTTAATGTAAGACCCGTATATGAACATAAATCTTGTGGTTTAACCCAAAATTCTGCCGACCATGCTTGATTAACTCTAATTGGTAAAACTTCATAAGTATTTCCATCTAATTTGTAATAACCTTGGTAAAAACCACCACATAAATTAGAGTAATTTCCGCTTATATCCGACAAGATATCTATAGGGTATATGTAAGTACCAGTTGTACCAGTAACCCTGTTTAAATTGAGCCTATGGTCTCCAGAGACCATGTTTATTGAACTACCAGTTAACACATTTAATAATGCTTGATTTGATGTATCACCGCTTGGTTTGTTGAAGGTAAATAATCCGTTATCAATTCCAGTTAAACCAGCGGTATTCATAGTATATCCAGTGTTTATAGCCTTATCCCAAGTAACAAGACTATATATTGAAGTTGCTGATGTGGCACTACTATCGTAAATATTGTTATTATTGAAATCGTACCATACAACAAAACAATCACCAGACGTTAAACCATTACATAAATCTGTTGGTCCTTCATCGGTAGCCAAAAAGAAATCCCAATAATCATCATGGGATAACTTAAGGTCTAACTTATTGAAATTGAAATTTTTAATATTTCCCATTAGAAGCTTTCTAAATTAGTTCTTTTCCAACCGTTTATAGTTTTGATATACAAATAGTTGTCGTCTCTTGTTATGTTTCCTTCATTACCACTAGTATCATTTGATGATGTTGGTGTATATGTTGGTATTGTTAATGCTTTTGATTTAAAATCATTATTTGTAATCCAATTACCATCCACATCAGTTTTTAAATCTGATGATAAACCAGTACCCATTCCGTGTAATACACTAATACCACCACCGATAGCTGTTTGTTGATTACCAGAGTAGTTTAATTCGATATTATTATCCTCAGCAAGTATTGTTTGTGTGTTTATATTTGTAGTATTGGATGCTAATTCTTTAACCGCTTCAACAAGTAATGCTGTAATGTTGTCATAATGAACACCCATATATTTTTCTGGTGTGTTATTATTAACAAACGTTAATTCTGGAACCACATTTTTAACTTCTTGTGCTATGAAACCCATTCTTAATGCACCATCTGGTTCTGATAACCAATTATATGTTACACCTCTCAATGCTTTAACTTTATCCAACGAATTAGTTAAAGGGTTTATGTTTGTTTTCATTCTAGCATCAGAAACAGCTGTTGATAATACACCAGTAGCTGTATAATATAGAGAACCAGCAGAAGCTGTTGAACCAATGTTTCTAAATCTAGCGTTATTTAAAACATCTAAATCTTCAGTTGGTGTAACAACATTAATACCTATCTTACCATTTGCTGGTACTATTGATGGATTACCTATTGTTGTTGAATAAGTTCCTGTTCCAAATAAAACACCACCTATATTTATTGCATCAGCTGTCGCATTTGGTAATGATATATTGGTACCTATTATAATGTTGTTATTACCAACGTTATTAGCGATAAAATTAGGACCAGTTTTATAACCAATGAAATTTGAGTAACTTGAATCACTAGCACTATTACCAGCACCAACACCAATGAAATTAGAACCAGTTACCCCAGTTGCTTGATAACCAGCTTGATTACCAATGAAATTAGATTCATTTGAATTAATAGCATCATTACCAGCTTGATTACCAATGAAATTAGAATAAGATGAGCCACTTGCATTATTACCAGCATAAATACCTATGAAATTAGAAAATGATGAACCAGATGCTTGAGAACCAGCTTCAACACCAATAAAATTAGAATTAGCAACTAATGTTGCTATATTACCAGCACTCGAACCAATGAAATTTGAGTAACTTGAATCACTAGCACTATTACCAGCACCAACACCAATGAAATTAGAACCAGTTACCCCAGTTGCTTGATAACCAGCTTGATTACCAATGAAATTAGATTCATTTGAATTAATAGCATCATTACCAGCTTGATTACCAATGAAATTAGAATAAGATGAGCCACTTGCATTATTACCAGCATAAATACCTATGAAATTAGAAAATGATGAACCAGATGCTTGAGAACCAGCTTCAACACCAATAAAATTAGAATTAGCAACTAATGTTGCTATATTACCAGCACTCGAACCAATGAAATTTGAGTAACTTGAATCACTAGCACTATTACCAGCACCAACACCAATGAAATTAGAACCAGTTACCCCAGTTGCTTGATAACCAGCTTGATTACCAATGAAATTAGATTCATTTGAATTAATAGCATCATTACCAGCTTGATTACCAATGAAATTAGATGAAGATGAATCATTTGCGAATTCACCAGCATTATTACCAATGAAATTAGATACATTAGAACCAGTTGCTGTATAACCAGCTGCGTTACCAATAAAATTAGAACTAGATGAATTAATTGCACCACTACCAGCATTATTACCAATGAAATTAGAATAGGATGAATCATGACCACCACTACCAGCATTTTGACCGATGAAATTACAATCTCTAGCGTTATAAGCTCCATTACCAGCTTCATAACCAATGAAATTAGAAAAAATAGTTGCACCAGTTGCTTGATAACCAGCATAATCACCAATAAAATTTGAATTAGTTGCAATTGTTGCATTAACACCAGCATTATTACCGTAAACAAACATTCCAGAGGCTAATGCTTCAGCACCATCACCCAACGCTATTGAACCAGCCCCAGTTGCAATAGGGGCTGTTGTTGGTGCAGCAACGTTTTCAGCGTACCAATGCAAAGTATTACCAGATGTTACACCAGAAGCTGGCATCCATCCACCCATACCTTCAGTATCACTACAAACATATATGTAATTAGGTTGTGCATCTTTGGTTATAATAAGTCTTTCAGTTCTTGTAATACCAGAAACATCATTCCAAATTGTTCTACCTGTAAAATCTAATGTACTAGCGGTAAGAACATCTAATATATATGTAAGCATTGTTCCACTGTAATTCATTGGACTTAGTTCAACCATTTGAATATCATTGATATCGAAACTAACACCAGTATAAGCTAGTGAAACTATATTCCCATCAATTGTTGTTACAGAACTTGGTGCATATACTTGGCCAGTATTTTGAGTAATACCAGAGTTTGAAGGTGTAATTGCTGATAGAGTATTTATTGCTAATTCCATTCTTGGGTCATACCAAGTGAAGATTGTTGTAGTATCATTACCAGAAAACGTACTAACTATTGATGTATAATTTTCTGAAACACCAGATGTTGTTAAATCTGGACCGCTAGTTAAAGCACTAAATGTTAAGCCAAATGACGTACCACCAGACAAAACTGTCATAGTAGCCTCATGTTGTTTTACTTGTCTATTGCTTGAAAAGTCTAATTTTGTTTTAAATGCCATTTTTGTAGGTTTTATTATAAATATTCCAGACTTCGAATATATTTATAATAAAAGATAATTTATGACTACTTTTAAAAAGAAAGATTTAAACGAAATGGTTGGCGGTGATGTTTTTTCTGTTGGTAGCGATAGAAACGTTACAAACAATAGTGAAATAGAAACTGGCCCTGTTGAAAAGCCTTATAATGATGATTCATATTATGAAAAAGGTATGTCAACAACTTCAGACAGAGTATTTGGTCGTTATAGACAAAATATTCCTTGGTTTGCTGTATATTCATTTGGTGGTACTCGTACTGGGCGTGGCTTATCTTCGCAAGTTGGTATGACTGAAGAAAAAAATATAAAAACCAAAAATGAAATTGAAGAAATAATTGAAGATTTAGTTTCAAAAAAAGAAGATAATGAATTAATATCTAATAAAATGGATGCTAAAAAAGTTATTAAAAAATTCTCTAAGGATGAATTGGAAAAACTAAGAATTGCAATTGATGATGAATTGAATAACCCAACTAAAAAAAATACAATTAAATAATGAATTCTAATATAGCTAAAAACGATATTACCGATGGTTCTGGTGACACAAAAAAACATCAAGCTTATGCCATGGAATTATCTAGAGTTAGAAAAGCTAAAAAAAATTGTGAGGGTGGAGACTGTGCCGAATATATGCAAATAGGTGGTGAAGCTAAGTTTAACGAACTAAATAATTTGGTTAAACAAGAAAGAACTAAAGATGAAATTAAAAGAAAAGTTCAAAAAGACACCAATCCAGAAAATACATATAATAAAGCTCAATCACCAACTGAAATAGGTATAAAAGCTGCTAGTGTATCACCAAGTAGTAACCATAGAACAACTGCTAGTCAAAAGATAATGTCAAATGATGAAGCTTTACGTGAAGGAATTTCTAAAGAAATTTCAGAAATTAGATATTTAATAGAGTACATGAATAACAATAAAAAACAAAATTTATAAACTATGCCACAAATTTACAACGGTAGTCAGTCTTTACTAGAACACTACGCAATAAACGGTAATCCTAATCCTGGTTCTGGACCTTATGCTGGTCTAGGCAGACTTCAATTAATAACTCAAACTAAAGTTGGTACTGGTAAATATGTTTACGCTGGCCCATACAAAAATCCAAAAATTACTGGTAATGTTAATGATAAATATTCTACCACACATACTAATGCTCTTGCTGATGCTACTTCACCTTATAACGGTAAAGGAACTGGTGATGGTATCACCAGTGGTAATTATGCAGCTATAACTAACTATGCTGGTGGTGGTTATGAGGATATTAAAGGACAAGACCCATCACAAGCAAGTATTGCTGGTGCTGGTGCTGGTAGAAATAAACAAATAACCATTAATGCTGGTATATGGGGTTACGGTCCAAGTGCAATTGCTGGTAATAATTATATTTCACCGAATACTTCAGCTAATATAGGTCAAGTAAGCTTCTAAAAAAAAAAATATTCTATGAAACTTTACAATTTATATAATGAGGTTATATTGGAAGAAACTGAGAATGCTCTTAGGTTGTTAACCGAAGGTGTGTCCGAAGATGAGGTAAAAAAAGCAATTGATGGAAAATATAATGTAAATATAGTTTATAAAACTTCTGATGATTCACAACCTACAAATCGTTATATTCAAGTTTATAATCTTGGTGTAACAAAGAAAAAAGAAGGTGGTGTGGGTGGAAATCCAGCTATTAGGGCTTATCAAATTTTTGGTGGTTCAGATACCAGTTCTAATGGATGGAAAATTTTTAGACTTGATAAAATACAAAGATGGTCACCAACTAATATGAAATGGAAAAACCCAGTTTCAGATACTAATGTTGGTATTCCAGATTATAACCATACTGGCGATAAAACAATGGCTAGTGTGACACATAATGTAGATGTTAGCCAATTTGGTTCAGAAAGAGGTCATACATATGAGAAACCTAATAACAACGATTTAAACAATAAAATTTAATACTATGGACATGCCAAAACCAGTTGACGTATCAGCTCTAGCATTTTTAGCTAACGCCAAAAAAGTTATGGATAAAGTTGAGGGTAACAAACCTGTTGTTCAAAAACAGTCTTATCAAGAAGATATATATGAATCAGCACCACGAACTTATAATCAACCAAATTATTCTGAAAGTGATGAAAGAGAACCTGTGTATGAAAACTATGCTCCACAAGAAGAAAAATCTTTTCAATTAAAACCTTATTCAGCTGAACAAGTTATAGCTTCTAATTTACCAGCCAATATAAAAGAAGCTATGCTTAAAAAACCAATAACACCTTTAACTGGAATTCCATCTAAAGTTAGTGTTGCTGAAAACCCAGATTTTATCAAAAGACTTGGTGCTAATTTGCCTAAAAAGCAAAACCAAGAACAATTTCAAGCACCTAAAATGAATATAAATGAAACTACTAATTTTCAGTCAGCTGGTATTAGTAAAGCTGAAATACAACAAATGGTAAATGAAGCAGTCGCTAATTATTTTAAGGGAGATTATGAAAAAAGAATTACTGAAGCCGCAATCAAAAAAACAATAGGTGTTTTGATTAAAGAAGGTAAGCTAAACGTTAAAAAGAAAACATTATAAATAAAAAACCCCTTTTTGGGGTTTTTTTATTTACATATGGTTTTTAGTTTATATATTTGAAATATCAATAAAAAGTTTTAAAACAAAATAAATGAAAAAATTAAAAGTATTAGTGGTCCCTAGTGACCGTACTGGTGTTTCATACTTTAGAAGTACCAATCCACACATTGCATTAGAAAATAATTACCCAGATGAGTTTTCAGTTGATATTGATTACGAACCACAACTTAATAATGATGAGTGGTTAAAACAATACGATATCATACATTACCACAGAACTCTAGGTCCATTTGAAGAAATGGGGCAACTAGCTCATCATTTATATGATATGGGTATTGTAGGTATTATGGATTTAGATGATTATTGGTCAGTAGGAACACATCACCCAGCTTATCATTTGATTAAAAATTCTAAATTGGATGAAAAAATTATTAATAATATTAGAGTTGCTAAAAATGTTACGACAACTACTGATATATTCGCTAATGAAATATCAAAATATAACAAAAATGTTTATGTGTTACCTAACGCAATCGACCCAAAAGAAAAACAATTTACACCTAATTTAGAACCTTCAAACGGTAGACTTAGAATTGGTTGGTTAGGTGGTTCTAGTCACTTAAAAGACTTAGAAATACTTAACGGTATTGTTGGTAAACTTAAAGGTGATGGCTTATTAGATAAAGTACAATTTGTATTATGTGGATTCGACCTTAGAGGAACCCATACTACTATAGATGAAGTAACTAAACAACAAACAACTAGGCCAATTAGACCTATGGAAAGTGTTTGGTATCTTTATGAAAAAATCTTTACTGATGATTATAAATCAGTTAGTCCAGAGTATAAAGATTTTTTACTAAAATTCAGACAAGAAGAATTTGCTAATGTTGCAAATGAACCATACCGCAGAGTTTGGACAAAACCAATCTCAACATATGCATCAAACTATAATTTATTTGATGTTTCATTGGCACCACTTGAAGAACATATTTTTAATAAGGTTAAGAGTCAATTAAAAGTAATTGAATCTGGTTTTCATCATAAGGCTATTATTGCTCAAAACTTTGGTCCTTATCAGATAGACTTAACCAATGCTATTCAATTTGGTGGTGGTTTTGATGAGACAGCTAGTGGTATTTTAATTGATAAAATTAAGAATCATAAAGACTGGTATTCGGCAATTAAAAAACTAATTAACAACCCAGAAATGGTTAAAACGCTGCAAGACAATCTTTTTGCTAAAGTCAAAGATATTTATTCTATGGATAAGGTTACAGAAAATAGAAAAAACCTATATCTAAGCCTTGTTGAAAAAATACAAAAAGGCAAATAACGTTACATAAATTAAATAAAATGAGTAAAAAACAAGATTTAAAATTAGTTTTTGATTTTCTTGCCGACTTTTTAAAAGAAGAAACAAAGGAAGAAATTAAAGTAGAAACTAAGGTTGGTGGAACTAAAGAAGAAAAAAACAATGGATATGAAGAAAGTGTTAAACACATTCAAAAATTAATTCTTTTAACAGACGCAATCAACAATGAAAAAGCATCACATAGAAGGTTTAAAGACCAATTAAAAGAAACTGAAACTAAATTATTTGAAGAAGATATGAGTGTTATCGGTTTAGGTTTAAAAAAAGTTGATACTAAAAAACTTGAAAAATTAAAAGACACTCTAATCGATGCGAAACATGTTATGAAAAGAGCTAATGTAAATCATCCGATTAAAGAATCCAATCAAATTACTGAAGGATTTATTGGAAATAATGAATAAATAATAAAAAAACCACTTAGGTGGTTTTTTTTATGTCAAAAATTTGTTATTGTCAAAAATTATAAGTATATTTGTAAAAAATAACGATTTCTTTAAAACAAAACAAATGTCTTTAGAACAAGAAAAAATAGTTGCTAATACTAAAAAGTATTTTGATACCGCAACTAAATTAGGTTTCATGAATAATGAATTAATGACCTTCCTTGGTGAATCTTTCATAAAAGCACCAGCAACAACAATGACAAATTTAAATAATGCATTTGAAGGTGGGCTTATTGACCATTTACTTAACGTAACTAAATATGCTGTGTTAATTAATGATTCATTACCAGAAGATGAAAAAGTAGATAAAAACTCATTGATTAAAATTTGTTTACTTCATCAAATTGGTAAAGCTAATCTTTATGCACCATGCACATCAGAATGGCATCGTAAAAACCAAGGTAAAATGTATGAATATAACGAAGACCTTACATCTATGAGAGTTGGTGAGCGTAGCGTTTATTATGCAGTTTCTCACGGTATAAAATTAACTGAAGAAGAATATACTGCAATATTAAACTTCGATAAAGTTGATGATAAAATGGCTGAATTCCATAACTCAATGCTTGGTGATTTACTTAAGATGGGTAGTGTTTTAGCAATTAAACACGAGAAAAAAACCAAATAATGGACTTAACTAGCAAAATGCATTCTAGGCTTATCGATGTTATCGACCCTACGAATCCTTACACACAAGAAGATTTTGATAAAGAATTCGCCAATGTTAGCTCAACGCTAAGTTATGCCGAAAACTTTTATAAAATTCCTTTTAAGTTTGCTAATAAATCAAACAACGAAGACCCAGAATATGCAACTGCTGGTTCATCTGGATTCGATTTAAGAGCTGATTTGAAAGATATGAATGTTATCATGAAACCACACACTAGAGCTATTATACCTACTGGTTTATTTTTTGAAATTCCAGATAATTATGAAATTCAAATTCGTCCTCGTAGTGGATTGGCCGCTAAAAATGGTGTTACGGTGTTAAATACTCCAGGTACGATTGATGCTGATTACCGTGGTGAAATTAAGATTATTCTTATTAACCATGGTGATGAAGATTTCGTAGTAAGTAATGGTGATAGAATAGCTCAAGCGGTAATTGCTTCAGTAATTTCTAAAAACTTTGTAAATCTAACAAAAGTTAGTGATGTATCAAAAGATACTGAACGTTCTGATGGAGGATTCGGGCACACAGGTAAAAGATAAATTAAAACCCCTTAAATGGGGTTTTTTTATATTATGCCTTGACTAAACAATAAAAAATAAGTATATTTAAAATAAAAATATGATAACAGTAGTATATTGTACAAGAAAATCAAATCCAGAACATACTGAACGCTTAATTAAGTCTTCTGGTCTTCACAAACACATCGAGGTGATAGAAATTATCAATAATGGTGAAAGTCTAATACAAACAAATTAACAATATGGAAACAAAAAATGATTTAATTTATCTTTTCAATAAATATATTGAAAGTAACGGAAATATCAGAGCTTATAAAAATTTCATGTTAGCGATGAAAGCGGATTTAATATATAAACAAGCTAAAAAAATAAATAATGGTGAAATATTAACCGATAAAAAATAAGTTTTTATTTTTGTTAGATATTTATTAATAAAGATGAAAAAATTAACCGTTAAAGAATTTATAGAAAAAGCTATTTTAAAACATGGTGATAAATTTAATTATTCACTTGTTGAATATATTAATAACTCAACTAAAATTAAGATAATATGTCCAATACATGGTGAATTTGAACAAATACCTAATTCACATTTAAATGGACATGGCTGTCCTAAATGTCATAATTTAAATAAAAATAATTATGATTTTAAATATAATAGTGGTTTAATACATGCTGGGAAATATAATTATGATTTGGTTGATTATAAACACTCAAAAAAAATTGTAACAATATTATGTCCTATACATGGTGAATTTGAACAAACACCAAATAGTCATTTATCTGGAAATGGTTGTCCTAAATGTGGTGGTACTATGAAGTTAAATACATATGAGTTTATTGATAAATCTAAGGAAATACACAATAACTTATATGATTATTCAATTGTTAGTTATGTTAATTGTAAAACAAAAGTTAAAATAATTTGCTCAATACATGGTGAATTTGAACAACAACCAGACTCTCATTTAGCTGGAATTGGTTGTCCAATATGTAGTTCTTCAAAGGGTGAATTGTTAATTAATAATTTTTTAATTACTAATAAAATATATTTTAAACCACAACATAAATTCCAAGAATGTAGATATAAAAGAGTTTTACCATTTGATTTTTATTTACCAGATTATGATGTATGTGTTGAATTTGATGGTATGCAACACTATAAAAGTATTAAACATTTTGGTGGTGATAAAACGTTTCAAATTCAACAATTAAAAGATAAAATTAAGTCAGATTTTTGTGTTAATAATAACATCAAATTGATTAGAATAAAAGAAAAAAATAAAATAAACGAAACATTAAAAAAAGAATTAAATTTATGATAACTGTAATTTTTAGCACTAGAGAACCTAACCCAATTCATATTGAACATATTAAAAAAAGTTCTGGATTACATAATAAAATTGAGGTATTAGAATTCATTAATAATAATGACTCTACATCAAAGTATTTTAATGGAGGTGAATCACTAACAAAAATATATAATCGTGGCTTAAAACAAGCGAAAAACGATATAGTCGTATTCTGTCATGATGACATTATTATCGAAACAAAACAATGGGGAAATAAATTAATTAAACAATTCGATAAGAATCCAGAATACGGAATCATAGGTGTTGCTGGTACTAAACAAATGCCATCTAGTGGCCAATGGTGGGAAAATAGAAGCAAGATGTATGGTCGTGTTGCACACACTAGCGGTGGAAAAACTTGGTTATCAACTTATTCAGAAGATTTAGGTACTGAATTAGAAGAAGTTGTTATTGTTGATGGTGTATTTTTCGCTGTTGATAAACGTAAAATAAAATCTAATTTCAATGAAGAAATTGAAGGGTTTCATTTCTATGATATAAATTTCTGTTTTGAAAATTATCTTAATGGTGTTAAAGTTGCTGTATCTACACTAGTTAGAGTTAATCACCAATCAATTGGTCAAACAAATGAAGCTTGGGAAATCAACAAAAAAATATTTGCTGAAAAGTTTGCTAATAATTTACCAGTAAACATTAAAAAGAAATTACGCAAAGGTGAAAAACTTAAAGTATTAATCGGAAGTCTTAGTATTAAAACAGGTACCAAAGAAGGTGATTATGTTCTTAATTTGGTTAGACATCTTGTAAAAAATAATTGTTCAGTTACACTAGCTACCAACGTTGAAACTAAATTAGGTTTAGAGTTCAAACAATTGGGTGTCAAGGTATTTCCTTTACAAGAACCTCCAGGTTTTAAACTAGGTGATGGTAAATGGAGTCTAAATTCACAAAATGGACCCGTACTTTCGCAAAACAATGTGTTGTATAAGGTTTCTGAAACTCATTTCGATGTATTGCATACAAATCAAAAACCAGTTAGTGAACACTTGTTACGTTTGTTTCCCGAACTTCCAGCTATAAGCACAATACATAGCACCGATAGAACAGCAGATGGGCCAATTATCGATTCTAGGGTAAAGAAATATATTTCAATAAACAATGAAGTTAAAGATGTGTTGGTGGACGGATATAACATTAATTCTACACTAGTTATTGATAATGACTGTGATATAATTAATGAATATAAAGATATTCTAGATTAATGATAAAGATTTTAACTGGGTGGTCTAATAAAGGTGGTTCAACAACTGCCTTTATTGCATTAACCAAAGCGTTGAATGAAGCTGGGTTTAAAACAGCTTTATATGGACCGCATCAATGGCATTTGGATAAATGTCAATCTGGTTTATTAGATTCGAATTTAAGAATTGATAGGGATGATAAAGTAATTGCACATTTTTTACAATTACCATCTAAACCATTATCTAGAAAGGTTTTATTAGCTTGTCATGAAACAGATTTATATCGTGTTGGACAAGTGAAACAATTCTGGGATGAAGCAATTTTTTTGACTGAAAAACATAGAGATTTTCATAATGATTATAATGGGAAATTTAGAATTATACCAAATCTAAAAGAAAATCTAGTTAAAAGTGATAAAACTGGATTGGAAAAGATTGCTGGTATCATTGGTTCATTTGATGAAAATAAACAAACTCACATTTCAATACAAAGAGCATTAAACGATGGTTGTGAAAAAGTTTATTTATTCGGTGATTCGAACACGCCATATTTTGAACAATATATCAAACCGTTATGTAATGAAAATGTAATTGTCAAAGGTTTCTATGATAATAAACAAGAAATTTATGATATGATAGGTTGCGTTTATCATTCATCATTAAGCGAAACTTATGGATTGGTTATGGATGAATGTGAATCAACTGGAACCGTATATCATGGTTGTGAATCAACCAATAGACCATCAAATCTATTAACAAATAAAGAAATAATAAATAAATGGATTAAAGCTTTAAAACCTTAAATATGAAAACATGGTTTAAAAAACAAATGGGGTTTTTATCATTAGCATTAGCTAATGTTGAAAAAAATGCACTAGGACAAAAAGGTGATGAATTAGATGTTAGCGTTTCTCAAGAACAAAGACATACTCAAGGAACACTCGCTGATTCTTTAAAACAAGGTAGAGTAACACAAGAAGTTATGAATCTACGTTGGAGAACATATAAAATACTTGAACAAGCAGATGGATTAACCACAAGAATAACTGGTTATGATGAAGATGATATGCCTATTACTGAAACACGTAAAATAGATAAGAAAAAATTTCTTAAAAAAATTAGGCAAGATGAATTTGATAACTATGAGTTAGAAATGGTTATAGATAATACTGAAATTACTATGAGTACCAACGAAGCTATGGGAAATAGTAATATTTCATTATTTGAAAACCCTATTTCTAGCGTCAATGAAGATGGTATATCCGTAAAAACACATGGTGAAATTAAAGGTGATGAATATTTCATTACAAATAAAACTGAAAAACCTATTTTTATCGAAAGAAAAAATCCAGCTAAGTTTCAGATAGAGAACTTCACCAAGAAACTTCATGTACGCAAAATAAGCGATTCTAAGAGACTTTTAGAGTTTTATGTTAGCTTGTATCCAGATGAATATAATAGAACGTCTAGGTTCTTTATTAGCGAAATTAAAAAGGTAATTGAAAATGGTCTTAATGCTGATATGTTAGAGATTGAAAATGTTAAGTTTATTACCTACAAATCAATAGGTGTTAATGATTTCTTAGAATACCAATATAATGATATTATTTTTGATAAGATAATTGAATTTAACGGCCATTATGTTATTAAATTTATTGGAAATGTATCTGTTGATGGCTTGAATATTATGTTAAAACATAAACAAGACGAATTAGATAAAAAATATGAAAATAAAGAAGCTAAAAATAAACGAGTATGAACCTTGTAATTAAATTTCCAACTAGAAATAGGCCAAACAAATTTCTTAAGGTATTAGACACTTATATTAGAAATTTAGATGATAAAAATACTAAGATAATTGTTACTTGTGATTCGGATGATACTACTATGACGGAACAGTATATCAAAGATGTTATTGAACAATATCCTAATGTTGTTTTATGCTACGGGGAAAATAAATCTAAGATAGATGCTGTTAATGCTGATTTGTATGGTGTTGATTTCGATATTGTATTATTGGCTTCTGATGATATGATACCTAAGGTTAAGGGTTTTGATACAATAATCAAAAATAAAATGACTGAATATTATCCAGATACTGATGGTGTTTTATGGTTTAATGATGGTTATCAAGCAAATAAACTAAATACTCTTTGTATACTAGGTAAAAAATACTATGATAGATTTGGATATATCTATAATCCAGAGTATATTAGTGTTTGGAGTGATAATGAATTTATGGATGTTGCAAACATATTGAATAAACAAACTTATTTCGATGAAGTTATCATTGAGCATCAACACCCAGACTGGGGCCATGGAATGAGAGATTTTACCCATACCTTAAATTCTAAATACGAACAATTAGATAGGGAAACTTATAATAAACGAAAATCAAACAATTTTAATCTATGATAAACATTTGTACAGTATCCGATATTAATTATTTAATTAAAGGTCTAACACTTTACGATTCTTTAATAGAATTCTCTAGTGATTTTAAATTACACTATTTATGTATCGATGATGCTTCTTTTAACGAACTTAAAAAGCATGAAACTGAATCATTAATACCGTATAACATTAACGATTTATTGGCTAGTGATGCGGTTTTATCACAATTAAGAGATAGAAATTATAAATATTTCTGTTGGAGTCTAGCGTCTTATTTTACCAATTATCTAATGAAACAGAAAATTGGTGATATTACATATATTGATAGTGATATATTAATGCATGATGATATTCAAACCATACTTACAGCTATCGGTGATAGAGAAATTGGTATTTTTAGACATAGACAATTTCCTTTAAACACGCCTAGACCAGAAGGTTTTTATAATGTTGGTATAACTCATTTTAAAGCTGACGGTGATGTTGCTAAACACATTCTTAATTGGTGGGCTGATGCTGTTTTAAATCAGAAATACCCACATCTTAGTACATGTGGCGACCAAAAATATTTGGATGAATTTCCAAATATGTGTCCAGATGACCTTATTTTTATCGATGGTGATATTGGACATGGTGCACCGTGGCAATGGCAATTATTTGATTTTTCTGATTTTGAAAAAGATGGTTCAATTATATGGGAAGGAAGAAAACAAAAATTAATCTTTAGTCATTTTTCTCAATTTGTTATGGGTGAGAATTCATATCAACCAACAACTATGCATTTTCCATACACCCCATTAAGTGATTATTCTTCTAGAAAAGAATTAAAACTAATATATGATAATTATTATAATAAATTAAAACAAACAAAAATAAAATATAATGGATAAAAATGATTTAATAAATTTAGAATTTATTACTAATAAAATAAAACCTAACGATATACTTGTTGATATTGGTGCAAATGAAGGTGATTATACTGATTTTTTTAAAAATATATTAAATGGTACTGGTAAAATATATTGTGTTGAATTATTTCCATCAACATATGGAATTTTACTTGATAAATATAAAAACGAAAAAAATATTATTGTTTTAAATAATGCTATTTGTGATAAAAATGAACCAATAGAATACTATGAAGGTGTTAATTCACAAACTAATAATATCATAGGACATGATATGAATTTCAGAGCTAATAATAAAATTGGTGTGATTGATGGATTAAGGCTTGATACCTTACTTAAAAACGAAAATAAAATAAATTTAATAAAAATTGATGTTGAAGGAGCTGAAGTACTTGTTTTAAAAGGAATGGAAGGTATAATAGAAAAAATTGATAATATACTATTAGAATGTCATTTAGATGAGGATTGGGGTGAAATTAAATATTTACTTTTAGAAAAATTTAACTTATCTTGTTTTAACATTTTGGATAAAATAGAAATAACAGAAGATAGTAAAAGAGCCTATCAATGCTTTTGTAAAAAAAAATAAATATGGGAATAACTAGGACGAATTTTTCAAATAGGAACCAAATTACTTATCACACACATACATACGAGCCTAGTTTAATTACTAGCGGTGGCTGGGGTTTGGATTTAGGTTGTAATGATTTTATTTTTAGTAGACATTTATTAAGTCTAGGGTTAAAGGTCATAGGTATAGACCCAATTAAAAATATAGGTGTACCTCAAGATTTAGTAGAAAATGAAAATTTCATTTATCTACAAAAAGCTTGTGTTGGTATTAAAAATAGCGAAACTAAAACATATTACGAATATAATTCGTGGGGTGCTAATTCAATTTATAATACCCCAGAAATGTTACATAGAAAAGAAAATGGTGGTCATGCTAATAATCCATTTAAAAGTAAATATGAAGTTGGATTAGTAACACTTAGTGAGCTAATGAACACATATAATATCAATCAATTTGAAATAATAAAAATTGACGTTGAGGGTGCTGAATATGATATAATTGAAAACTTACCTAGTAAATGTACTAAACAGTTATCAATTGAATTCCATGATTTTTTAGATTTAACACCAATAAAAGATGTTGAATTATATCATAAAGAATTAACAATAAAATTAAAAGATTATTTTTTGAGCTTTGAGCAAAAAGAACCATTAAAAGGTTCCTTAACTGAATTTCAAAGGGACGATGTTTTATATATAGTAAACGATTTAAAATGAAAATAGCATTTGGAATGATTGTTTTTGAAGGTGATTACGTCTTAAAACAATGTTTAGAACAAGTTTACCCATTCGCCTCACAAATACTTATTGCTGAGGGTCCAGTATCTTATTGGCAAAGACAAGGTAGGGCAACATCATTAGATGAAACCAACAAAATATTAGCTGAATTTCCAGACCCAGAAAATAAAATTAAAATAGTTCATGGTCAATTTAATGAAAAGGATGACCAATGCAAAGCTTATATGCAACATATCAACAGTGATATTGATTATATTTGGAACCTAGATTCAGATGAAGTTTATAAAACAGAAGATTTAGTTAAAATCATTGAGTTTTTAGAAAAAGAAAAACCAACAAGTGTAGGTCTACAGAGTTGTTCATTTTATGGTGGTTTTGATAATTATCTAACTGGTTTTGAACTTAATACAGATAATTTTTTACGTATATTTCGTTATGTTGACGGTTCTACTTGGCAAACTCATAGGCCACCAACAATTCAATACCCACCAGACGCTAACATTATACGTAAACATATACCTAGTGATGTTATTTATGATTTATTGGGTGTTCAAATGTACCATTATTCTTATGTTTTTCCGACTCAAGTATATACAAAGGTTAGTTATTATAAAGATAGTGTTAGTCGAGATAATTGTATTGATAATTATTTTGATAACATTTATTTACCATGGGTAATTGGTTCTAATGACGATAAAAAAATAATTGAAAATCAATATAGTGGTGTTCATGAGTTCAAACCAAATATAAGGGGTGCTTGTTTTACTAATAAATTTGAATTATCTCACCCAGAAGCTATTATACGTGATTTTGATTTACTAAATAATAAGTTTAAAAACCAATTAGAAAAATATGTCTAAGTTAAAAGTACATATAGTAAATTACAAAGATGTTTTTTCTTCAGTTAATATATCACCAAACCATAATCATATTGAAGAATATCTAAATGGTGGTAGGCAAGATATTTTAGAAAATTTTGATATCTTTACTGAAAATGTTAGGAGTATAAATAGGAAGTTTAAAAATTTCGATTTATTTGAACTTTCAAATGATATTACCGATGATTGTGTTATTGTTGTTGGATTTTATTTAGAATTGTTAGAATTCTGGGGTCAACGAAATAGAATTTATGATGTTGTTAAATATTATTGTGAAAAGTATCCAAAAAATAAAATAGTTGTTACTTGGAACCATGATATTAATGCTGCTCAAATCTTCAACTTTATTGATGATTTTGATAACTTATATGTTTTAAATTTTAACACTTCGGTTAATCATAAGCGTTTTATTTTATTACCTTTTTGGACTATAGATGAAGATGATGTACATGAAGAAAAAAAATATTTAGCCAATCTAGTTTGTGCGTTTAATAACCATGTTAGAACTAATATCCAAACAGCATTAATAAATAATCCTAATATATTCATATCAAGCAAGGTAAGTTTTGATGAATATAAAAAAATACTTAGTGGTTCTAAATTCACCTTATGTCCATTGGGTCTTGGTTTATCATCATATCGATTTTTCGAGTGTTTTCATTTAAATACTATACCTATACTATTCGCTGACAATGTTATTTTACCGTATCAAGATAAATTAAATTATGATGAATTTTCTATTAGAATAGAAGAATATAAATCTAGTGACGGTGATTACATAATTAGTAAAATAACTAGTGTTGATTATGATGCTATGTTAGAAAAATTAAATAGTATAAAAGAATTCTTTACATTAAAAGGCGTTCAAGAAGAAATATATAATAAATTAATATGATACCAGTAATTTTAATTCACAATGGCTTTCAAGAATATGTTAAATATAACATATTACAAGCAACTAAAAACAACCCAGTTATTTTATTAGGTGATACAAACCCTAATTTGGAAATTAATAATTTTGAGTTCGTAAACTATAATAATTTACTAGATGGCGTTGACTCTTTTAGATTTAAATATGCTCATTTAAGCACCAACCCTTTTGAGTACGAACTATTCTGCTATCAACGATGGTTTATATTAAGAAATTTCATGAAAGAAAGAAATTTAGAGGTTATTTTTTATATTGACTCAGATGTTTTATTATTTGTTGATATAACTAAAGAGTGGGAAAAATTTAACCAATTTGAAATGACATTGCTACATAGGACAGCGGCAATTTCATCATACATGACATATTCTGGGTTAAATAACTTTTGTAACTTATTAGACAATATTTACGATGATAAAAATGGTTACCCATATAAAAAGATTGAATCGCATTTTAAGGTTAGACAAGAATTTGGGTTGGCTGGTGGGGTGTGTGATATGACTCTATTGGAATATTTTCACTATAACGCTGAAAGCGGTGGTGGTCCAGGTCGTGTTGGGGAAATGATGACAATCATCGATGATTCGACATATGACCATAATATCAACGCTAAAGACCAAGATTTTTCTTTTAAAAATGGAATTAAAGAAATAAAAATAATAAATAAAACACCTTACGTGTATAACGAAAAACTTAAGAAAGATATTAAGTTCAACTCATTACACTTCCAAGGTGGTTCTAAACACTTAATGGGTAATATATATGGACAATGTAATTAATTCTTGGAAAAATAAAAATGTCTCTAAAAAACAGCTTGAATTAAATTTGGTTGAATTATCAACTAAATATCCTAGCCATTGGAATGCATTTATTAGTCTTGTTAACCAAATAAACCCTAAAAATATATTAGATGTTGGTTGTGGGTGTGGTTCTTATTATGAATTATGTTCTAGGGAATTCAAAGATATTAAATATACTGGAATTGATTATTCGGAAGACGCAATAAAAATAGCGAAAAAAAAATGGTCTTACACTGGATTTATTGTTAAAAACTACTTATCTTTAACCAATGACTATATTGCTGATTTTGATTTAATACATTTAGGTGCATTATTAGATGTATTACCTAATGGTGATGAGGCTTTAGATTTTATATTATCATTAAATGCTAAAAACATTATTATTGGTAGAATGAAATTAACTGAAAAAACTAGTTATTATGAAACATATACAGCATACGATGAAATAACAACTTATGCGTATTATCATAATAGAGAGAACTTTATCAAACAATGTGATAAACACAGTTACTTGATAACAAACATTGAAAATAATTTTTATTTAAAGAAAAAAATAAATGAATAAATTTTTAGAAAAATGGGATAGAGAAGATATCCTAAAACACTTAGATGAGTTTAATGAATTATACGCATCTAAGCCGATTAAAGATAATAATGGTGGTATGAAGTCTGGTCATATGTTTCCAGCTTGGTATATTGTTAAAAAATTAAAACCTAAATTTCTTATTGAAAGTGGTGTTTGGAAAGGACTTGGGACTTGGTTTTTTGAACAAGCTAGTCCAGAAACCAAAATTATATCAATTGACCCATCTCCGAACTTTAGAGTATATACTAGCCCTAATGTAACTTACCAAACAGAAGATTTTTTAAAAACTGATTGGAGTAATATACCAACGGAAGAAACAATGATTTTTTTCGATGACCATCAAAACTTTTTTGAACGTTTAAAACATGCTCAATCGTTAGGTTTTAAGATTGTAATGACTGAAGACAATTATCCTTATCAACAAGGCGATTGTTATACACCTAAAAAGATACTAGCTAATAGGGATTATGTGATTGATTTAGCTGGTGCTAGAAGTTGGTACACTAAAAAAGATGCGGATTTGGAATATTTTAAAAATAATGTTAAAATATATCAAGAAATGCCTCCTATATTTAAAGGTGAAACAACTAGATGGGGTGATATCTGGAATGATGAGTATCCAACAGAAACTCCTCTATTGAAAGAAGAAGATAAAGATAAATATCCAACATTCTTTTCAGAATATAAAGATTACACTTGGATTTGTTACTTAGAATTAATTTAATATGTTTACAAATAATAACGAAGAAGTTTTTTTCATGTCTCATATAAAAGATGATATGAAAGTTTTAGAGTATGGCTCTGGACAATCAACATTAGAAATAGCTGAAAAATCAAAATTAATTGTGTCTATTGAACACCAACAACAATGGTATGATTATAATATAAACAGAGTACCTAAAAATTGTGTGTTGTTATTAAAACAGCCTAATTTACCGTTTGTTGAGGGTGGACACTGTGGTACTTATAAACAATTTAAAGATTACATTGAGGCACCATTAGAAAAAGCACCATATGATGTTATTTTGATTGATGGTAGAGCTAGAGTAGCTTGTGCATCAATTTGTAAAAAATTAGGTCATAAAGATACATTGGTTTTTATACACGATTTTGATAGAGTAGAGTATCAAAAAGCGTTAAAATATTTAGAATTAATTGAAATAATTGGCACAATGGCAAAATTTAAAATAAAATAATATGGGATACACACATAATTGGAATAGTGAGTTTATTAGAAATGTAAACGGTTTAGGTAAATTTGACTTATGTTTAGAAATCGGTTGTTTTGAAGGATTAACGTCAAATTATATATGCGATAATTTATTAACTGAAAATGGTAGATTATTATGTCTAGACCCTTTATCTGATAACTATTTAAATAATGATTTATCGGATAAAGATAAAAATGATAATGAAACAATTTATAAGTATTTTAACAATCAATATGAGAGATTTATTGACAACGTTAAACATCAAATATCTGGAAATAAGTTAACCTTATATCGAAACATTAGTTCTGAAATATTTCCAAGTTTAATTAAAGAATTTGAAGGTAAGATTGATTTTATTTATATCGATGGTGACCATAGAGCAAGTATGGTTTATATTGACGCTGTTAATTCTTTTAAATTAATTAAATCTGGTGGTATTATAGTGTTCGATGATTACGCTTGGGGTAAAAGTTATGGAGATGAAGCAACAAGTGTTGGTATTGATAAATTTTTAAACGAATATTTAAATGAATATGTTTTAATACATTCTGGTAGTCAAGTAGTCATTAAAAAAAACTAAAATGAAAATAAATCTTTTTATTAATTTTTATTTAGATAAAAATTTGTTTCGCCAAGCGGAATTAGACTTTTCGTTAAATTCTAACATAAAAAATAAACTAATTAATGTTATTTTTATTTTTGGTGATGATTTAGCTATTAGTTATTGTAAAGAAAATTTTAAAATAGATAAATTATCATTTTTTACTAAAGAAGAAAGGCCGACATATAATGATTATTTTTCGGTTATGGATAATTATCCACATAGGATAAATATACTTGCTAATAGCGATATATATTTCGATAATACATTGCTTTTAATAAAAGAACAACCTTTCATAAAGACTAATTGTTTTGCTTTATCTAGATGGGATTATGTTAATGGTGAGATAAAACATTATGATGAAAAATGCAGTCAAGATTGTTGGGTTTTTTTTGGTAATATGGTAAAGATAAAAGATGCTGACTTCTCATTAGGTATTCTTGGGTGTGATAACAGAATTTCTTATTTATTAAAAAAATCTAATTATATAGTAACTAACCCATCAAAATCAATAAGGTGTATACATTTTCATGGTAGTAATATAAGAAATTACATTCGTGATGAAAAAGATGATAATTTCGAAAGAATAGATGGCCCATATCTATTTATAGAACCAATAGAATTAAATTAATTAATATGATAAACTTATTTCACATAAATAATCACATAATCAATACTAGTGATTATAGCAATTTATTACATGATAATATAGTGCAAGTTTTTGAAGAAACTATAGCCAATTATGTTGGTGCTAAATATGCTGTCAGTTTCAATAGTGCCACTAGTGCTATTTTCTTAGCATTATTGGATAAAAACATTACTGTTAACGTACCAACTATGATACCACCAGTAGTTTTAAATGCTATTATTACATCTGGAAACAAATATAATTTCACTGATAATATTGATTGGGTTGGTGATTCGTATTTATTACACGATTTTGGAGATTATAAAATAATTGATTCGGCTCAAAAATTAGAGAAGGACCAATTCAAAAAAGAATGCAACCCAAATGATTTAATGGTTTTCAGCTTTTACCCTACTAAACCAGTCGGAAGTTGTGATGGTGGTATGATTGTATCAAATGATTTAGAAAAGATTACTAGACTTAAGGAAATGGCTTTAAATGGCATGTCTTATGCACATAACAATTGGGAGCGTAAGATTAAATTTGCTGGTTACAAAATGTATATGAACAGTATCCAATGCGATATTGCTTTAAAGAATTTTAACCTATATGAAGATAAATTAGCTAGATTATCTGAGATTAGAAACATTTATAATGAAGCATTTGGACTAAACAATACTAGTAACCATTTATATAGAATTAGCGTTGATAGTAGAGAAAAATTTATCATAAAATTAAAAGAACATGGTGTTTCTACTGGAATACATTATGATGCGGCTCATTTAAACCCAGTTTATAAATTAGATAATACTATTTATCCATTATCTGAAATTGCTGCGAAAGATACCGTTTCAATACCTTTCCACGAAAACTTGACTTTTCATGAGATTAATCTTATACTTAGGTTAATACTTGATAAATATGATAACTAATTTAAAAGCATTCGATGACGAAAGAGGTTCATTGTTACCAATCGAATTTACATCATTACCATTTGAACCAAAACGATTATTCGTAGTAAATAATGTTCCTATCAATATGATACGTGGATGTCATTCTCATTTTAAAACTAAACAATTGATTATTTGTACTAGTGGTTCTGTTGATGTTATTTTACATGATGGAGTTAATGAAACCACCCATAGATTACTTAAAAACCAAAAAATATTAATTCCAGAATTAATATGGGATTCACAAAAATTCTTACAAGAAAATAGCGAAATATTAGTAATCTGTTCAACAAATTATGATTCAAGTGATTATATTTTAGACTTTGATGAATTTAAAAAAATTAAGGATAACACTAATTAAAGAGATATTTATATAAAAAAGCCTATGCCAAGAAAAGCTGTTGGAACACCGAAAGCTAAAAAAACTGAAATTGATTTTTTAGAAAAACCTAAGGGTAAAAATTCTATTGATTTATTAACACAAATCAGATTAGAATTAAAACATAAAAATGAAATTCAAAAAGTTTTAACTCAATCAATTAGAGACAATGATGTAACTATTTGTACAGGACCAGCTGGAACTGGAAAAACTTATCTATCATGCGTTCAAGCATTAACTGAACTAAAAATTAATGAAAAAATACGTAAAATTGTATTGGTAAAATCCGTAACTACTTTGAAATCAGAAGAAATTGGTTTCTTAAAAGGAACAATGGAAGAAAAAATGGAACCATTTATGTATTCTTTCACTGGTAATTTTGAAAAGATTATTGGTAAAGATTTATTTGCTAAGCTTAAGAATGAAAACTATATCGAAATTCTCCCTATAGCTTATCTTAGAGGGGTTAATATAGACAATGCGGTAGTTATCATTGATGAGGTACAAAACATATCTATAGACAACATAAGGACTATTTTAACTAGACTAGGTGAAAATTCTAAAATGGTTTTTCTAGGTGATGTAAAACAAATTGATGCTAAAAATAAATTTGATAGTGCATTATCATTTCTAGTTAATAATTTTAAAAACATTAGAAATATTGGAATTGTTGAATTTAGTAAATTAGAAATCATTAGACATCCATTGGTTAAAGTAATTGAAGATGTTTTCGATAAAATAGAAGAAGACAATAAAGCCAAAAAAAACGAGATTAAAATAAAACCTCAATTGCTTATTGAAAACGTTGAAAAACCTAAAGAAAAAAGTTTTTTTAAAAAACTTTTTTAAAATAATTTATTTTTTTCTTTACTTATCTATATTTACCACTTAAATTGGTTTATATGAAGATAGGAATTACAATAAACGAGGTTTTAAGAAATTTTATTGGTCAGTTGGCATACACTTATGAAAAGTATATTGGTGATATTGATATCACTGAAAATGATGTTACCAATTTTAACCTAATTGAATTTTTCAAGTTTGACGACATCAACAAACTAAATAGTTTCATGTATCTTGAGGCACCTCTCGAAATATTTGGCCATGCTGGTCAAATGTCTGATGGTTTGATGAACCATTTTAATAGATTTATTATGGATATGAAAGACGATGGTGAACACCAAGTCGAATTAGTAAGTAGAGAAGTTGATAAAGCAATTCCTTCTACTTATTTCTTTTTATCTAAAACCAATTGTAGAATTGATAACCTAAGATTTGTCACAAAATATGCTGATAAATGGAATGGGCTTGATATTCTTGTAACCTCAAACCCTGTTGCTTTAGAAGCAAAACCAGATGGTAAAATTAGTGTTAAGATTAAAACACCGTATAATACTAATTCCCCAGCCGATTATGAAATTGATTCTTTATTAGACTTCATCAATGATGAAGAACTTAGAAATAAAATATTCAATACAAAAATAACAAATTACGAAGAAATTAAATAATATGATAGAATTCGGAGATGTATGCTATTACATAGACATTATGGCTTTAGAAAAAGCCATAGCTATCGCTGGTATTAAACCAAACGATAAAGTAATTACAACTGAATATAAAACAGTTAAAGATGAAAATGGAGAATTAATCGGAACTGAGATTTTAGAAATATCTAGCGATAGAGAAAGAGAATTCGATGGTTCTAAATACACACTATTAATGCAAATGGTTGAAGTATTGCTTGACACTCGTGAAGAAACTGAAGATGATTCTTTAGGTTCTGAAAGAGCATTGGCTAAAACTTCATTTGCTTATAAATTAGCATTTAATACCTTAATCAATTATGGTATTTTAAAAGAAAAAGAATAACGTCCATAAAAAAACATTACAAATGGAAGAACAAAAAAAACAAATTGCTGAACAAGTTTCACAAATTAAAAACGTTTTAGAAATACTTGAAAATAAAAATTCTAAGATTTATTTCTTTACACTAGACACTAAGGGTAACCCAACAGCTGGTATTGCTAACATTTATGAACATGTTAAAATGTTAACTGAATTAGGTTTTAATGCTAGCATATTACACGAAAAAAATGACTATAAACTTAGAGCCGATGAAAACGGTTATGGTATCGCTGATTGGTTAGGTGAAGAATATGCTTCATTGCCTCACACATCAATTGAAGCCCAAAGTTTAAATGTTAGCCCAGCTGATTTTCTTATTATACCAGAAATCTTTGCTAATATTATGGACCAAGTTAAAACTTTTCCATGTAAGAAAATTGTTTTCTCTCAAAGTTATGATTATTTACTAGAACTTCTACCAATCGGTAAAAGATGGAATATAGATTACGGTTTTGGTGATGTTATTACAACTAGTGTTAAACAAGCTAAATATTTATCTAATCTTTTCCCATCATTGAACACACACGTTGTACCAGTTTCAATCCCATCTTATTTTAAAGATTCAGATAAACCTAAATTACCAATCATTGGTATTCATACTAGAAATCAAGGTGAAGCTGCTAAAATTGCTAAAGCTTTCTACTTACAATTTCCTATTTACAAATGGGTTACATTTAAAGAATTAAGAGGACTTCCAAGAGAACAATTTGCTACTGAATTAGCTAAATGCTGCTTAGCTGTTTGGATTGATGATGTTGCTGGTTTCGGCACATTCCCAATAGAAGCTATTGAATGTAATACACCTGTTATCGGTAAAATGCCTAACTTGATTCCAGAATGGATGGAAGAAACTGACGCTGAAGGTAATATGTCTATTAAAAATAACGGTGTTTGGACCAATACTACAATCAATATACCAGAACTTATCGCTACATACCTTAAGGTGTGGTTAGAAGATGCTGTACCTAGTAATTTAACTGATGGTATCAATGCAAGCAAAGGGTTATACACTCCAGATATGCAAAAATCTGCTATCGCTAGTGTTTATTCTGGTTTAATAGAAAATAGAATTGGTGAATTAAATAACATGATTGTTAACTTAGAAGCACAAGCTGCTATGTTAGTTGCAACAGAAAATAACGCTTAATAAATTTAAAACAAAAAATGGAAAAAAAGAATGTACTTGGAAATAAACAAATTTTTATTTTTAATGTTTATGTAGGAAACATCAAAGATGAAGATGTTGAAAATTACCTTAAATCTGTTTCTGATAAAAATGAAAAATTTAACAATTATTTAGACGTAGTAACGTTTTATATCCCAACAAGAGATGAAGCAGCAACACCAATAATCAGAATTTAATTTATGAATAATACTGGTATATATAAAATAACTAATTTACTTAATGGAAATTTTTATATTGGTAGTGCTGCTAGTAAGGGTGGTTTTAAATCTAGGTGGTATAAACATTTGTTTTTATTAAAAAATAAAAACCATCATTCAAAACATTTACAATCAGCTTGGGATAAATACGGAAAGAATTCTTTTGTTTTTGAAATAATTGAAATAATCGAAAATCGAAATTCAATAATAATTCGTGAACAATATTATTTGGATACTTTAAAACCAGAATATAATACTTGTAAAATAGCTGGTAGTCCATTAGGTGTTAAACATACTGATGAGACTAGACTTAAAATGTCTAAACGTAAAATGGGTATCCATTTATCAGAGGAACATAAAAAGAATATTGGTTTAGGAAATATTGGTAAAATTGTTTCAGAAAAAACAAGAACAAAATTACGTAATAAAATTAAAACAAAAGAAGCTAAACTTAAAATTAGTAAAGCTAATAGTGGTGAAAAACACGGTATGTCAAAATTAACAATATCTGAAGTTAAATCTATTAGAGAAGAATATTTAAATAATGTTAATTTAAAAACATTAAGTGAAAAATATAAATTATCTAATGCCACTATTTTTAATATTGTTAACAATATCTCTTATAAAGATGATAATTATCAGAAATATTGCATCAATAAAAAAGATTTAAAACTTAAAAATAAAAAACTTGGTGATGAAATTAGAAATTACCATAAAAATAATAAAAATAATTATACTAATTTATCTGAAATATTCAATATGAGTAGAACACAAATTAGTAGAATTATAAACAATAAAATTTATAATTAAAATGAAAAAAGAAAAAGTAAATATCAGTGTAATTCTTCCAGTTTATAAGTTGGATGATACCAGAAAAGTGTTATTTAGTAACGCTATTAAAAGTGTTGATGAACAAATAATAAAACCAGAAGAACTATTGTTAGTTGTTGGTAAAAATGATATGGAAAGTTTAAATTTTATAAAAACTTTTGATTTTGGTGATATTAAAGAAATAATTACAATAGTTGAAAATGATGGTGAAACTGATTTTTGTTCACAATTTAATCTAGGTGTTGAAAAGGCTAAATGTGATTGGGTATCTTTATTAGAACAAGATGATGAATATGCTAAAATATGGTTTAAAAATGTTATTGAATATCGTGAAGCTCATTCAAACGTTGATATATTTTTACCAATAGTAATTGATGTAGACGCTAACAATCAATTTATTGGATTCACAAATGAAGCAACATGGGCCAATAGTTTTTCAGATGAGTTGGGAATGTTAGATAACAATGCTTTATTAACATATCAAAATTTTAATATTGATGGAATGGTAATTAAAAAATCATTATTTAATGATTTTGGTGGGTTTAAATCTAGTATTAAATTAACGTTTATATATGAATTTTTACTTCGTATGACATTCAAAGATGCTAAGGTAATGACGATTCCTCGTTTTGGATACAAACATTCAAATCAAATAGATGGTTCATTATTCGCAGATTATAAACAAACTCTAGACCCAGTTGAAGCTAAATGGTGGATGTCTATTGCTAAAAAAGAATACTATTTTCCAAAAGATAGAAAAATAACGTATCAAGAACAAAATGGCTAAATGGAATCTAAACGAGGACGCAAAAGAAAAAACGAAATGTATTTTGGTCCAGAAGAAGAAGAAGCCGTTATTAAGTTCTTAAACTCTAGACATATTGAAATAATAAATTTCATTTCAAATCAAAAAATAGTTTTAACACATAAATTAGGTGATAATATTATAATTGATGCTTTTTATGAACAACCAAACGAAAAACCGTATGGTAATGATAAAAAAATTGAAACAATTAGTGTCGAAATTACTTCAAAAAAATTAACATCGGAATCTGTAGAAATTTCTACAGACTCTGATATTAATAATGTAACAGTAATTATTATTAATGAAATCGAAAGGAATGCTTTGTTTAATGAATGGCTTAAAGCACCTTTAGATAAAATGGTTGAAGCTATTATTAGACGTTATAAACTTTATAGAAAAGGTTTTACGTTTGAAGAATTACATGGTGACGCTGTTTCATTTTTAATGACCAAGGTACATAAATTTGAGGCTGGGAGAGGGAAAAAAGCTTATTCTTATTTTGGTACGATAGCTAAGAACTATATGCTTGGCTTACTCATCAAAGATGAGAAATACATGAAACAAACAGCTTCATATGAAGATATTTCACAAAGTTGTGAAAATGATGAAAGTCTGTCTTACACAATTGATGGTGATAAATTCTCAATGGATGATTTTATACAAAAATTAACCGATGGAATTAAATATGAATTGGATGATGCTGATTTACCACCAAAAAAACAATTAAACGAAAATGAACGGAAAGTAGGTTATGCTTTAATCGAAATCTTAGAAAATTGGGAAGAAGCCTTTCAATCAATGGATGGTGGTGCTAAATACAATAAAAATTCAGTTTTAGAAACAATGCGAAATTATACTGGTTTATCAACCAAAGATATTAGAATTGCAATGAAACGATTTAAAGAACTATATGAATTGTTAAAGCATCACGGATTGTAGAATTATTGTAAGAAAACCTTATTCCTAGGTATTTATAGTAAAGATAACAATTAATTTTAAAAATTATATCCAATGCCGAGAAAGAAAAAAACCGATGTAAAGGTAAACAATAGTGAATCATTAGAAAACCTAATGCAAGAAACATATAACGATGCTTGTTTACAAATTTCAGATGCCCAAAAAAGTATCAATGAATTAACAGCTAGTGCCGTACCTACAGATGTCGATGACCTAACAAAGATTGCTAAAGAAAAAGGCAATCTTTTAAAGGTTAAAGACTCTAGTATCAGAATTAAATTAGAATTAGCTAAATTACAAAGTGATATAATAAAAAATCGTGGTGATGTTGATGCTACAATTTCTGAAAAAAGTGGTGGTAGTGCATCACTTAAAGATTTTAATGAAATCAGAAATATGATTAAACTTAAAGCTAAAGGTGAACTTGAAAATGAGGGTGAGTAAAGATGTCAGTTTTAGATAAAAAACAAAAAATATTTGGAAATATTGCTGCCGCTAGAACTATTACTGGTGGGATGCCTAAATTAAAAAAAAGTTCATCGTTTGAATCTTTAAATAAAAAAGTTAAGGGTGGTAGTGATAAGGTAAAAGAAACTCAAGGTAAAATTGTTACTTTTTTAACTGATTTGATTAAATCGCTTATAGGTTTTGCTCAATTGGTTACTGAAGTAGTTGATTTTTTAACTTATTCATTAAAAGAAATTGAAGCTGAGATTAAAAAAGCTATTAAATTCGAATTAAAAAGTATTGTTAGTTGCGGTATTGACCCAATGATTCCAGATTTTGTTAAATCAACTGGTACTGGTGTTGTTATTGAAGTTAATAAAATTGATTTTTTTGACCAATTTATGACAGACCCTAATTCTATCGCTGGTAAACTTATGTATAATGATGTCACACCTACATTAACAAATAGTAGCGATTTAAATACATTTTTATATGGTGTAATACAAGATGACGGTGTAACTAAAAATTGGAAGGGGATTTTTGATTTTACATTTAATTCAAACGGTATTGCTGGTGTTAGACCAAACAATACTTTTACTATTAAAGCTACATCAACCTATAGTGGTCCACCTAAAACACTTACTGATTTAAATAATGATTTTGTAGATAGTATAACATTATTTAATACCGAAAATTTAATAAATAGAATATTAGATTTATTATTTGGTTCTATATCTTGTAGTATCAAAAAAACACCTAAACAAGTAGAAAAAGAAATTAGGGTAAATGAAATTATTGACCGAATTTCTAATAATGATTCTGATGATGAAATAAATGATAATACTTTTATTTTTACTAATGATGAGGTTTATGAACATCAAGAACAAGCTGATTTCAAACGAAAAGGTATTCAAAAATTAAACTGTTGTAACAAAATACCAGCATCTGTTCCAATTGAGTATTTAACTAAACTTAATCAAGAATTAACTGGTGCAACCAGTAATATAGAAAAAAAGACAATCATATCTAATAATTTAAATGATATGGCTGATAAAACTACAGAAAACTCAACTGACCCATCAGATAAAATATCTATTAAATTAAACTTTATACAAGGAATTATAGATAGTCTTATAAAAGGTATTGTTAGTGTTGTTTTATCACCTAAAGTAATTATTATTTTCTTGATAGATTTTAAAATAATTTATGGTACTTTGGCTAGTTTTGATAGTCCAGAAGATTTCATTAAAAAAAATAAAACATTAATTAATGCTATAACTAAAAAAGTTACTGGTATTATAGTTAAAAAGTTAATGGGTATAGCTATCAAAGAAATTAGTATATTAGTAGCTTCCGCTGCCGTTCAAAGACAAAAAGAAAAAGCTATTAATCAATTGTTTCAACTTTTAAGTTTAGTTAATTTACCTATGAAAGCTTATGAAATAATAGATAAAATTATATCAAATAAATAAAATGGATAAAAAAACAAGTGAAAACACTAACACCACGTTAAATTTAAACACTATGAGTGGTGTTTTAAATTTAATTTTAGCAGCATTTTCAATTCCTCAAGAACCTGTTTCACCATTACCACCACCTTTAATTATGGCTGGTGCTAAACTTAGGCCAGGTTTATCAGCTAAATCAATCGCAGCTAGAATCATTTCTAGACAATCTGAATCTGGGCGAGAAGTTGGTGATGTATTTGCAGATGGTCCAAATGTTGAAGAAGCTATGGAAGTAATTAGACTTGAAGAAATTATTAAAGCATTTCTAGGTGAAGCTGTTGTAAATGTGGTAATTCCACCTGGTATATCTGTAACAACCGTTGGTGTTGGTAATCTTGGTGCTCCAGTTCTTTCTCAAGGTGTTACAACAAGTATGGGTATCGGGGATGGTATAATAAGATAAAATAAAATATTTTCACAAATGGATGAATTAGAAAACAAAACAAATAATGAGATTTTATTTGAAATAAAACAGATGGAAGCTGACCATGAAGCAATCAAGATTAAAATGCTTAGGGATTACGATAAGATGCTTGAAATAGAAAAAAAGTTTGAACAAGCAAATAAAATCATTTTAAAAAGATTAAAAGGAGAATAATATGTATTTCGAAATATTTGAAGGTACCAATAAACATGTTACTGGTGGTGAAAGCAATTATTCTAAACTTAAATATGATAAAAATATTCAAATTGGTTTAGTTGTTAATGTTGATGACCCAACTGGTATGGGTAGAATTAAAGTTAAGCTTATTGCGGCACCACAGCAAGGTGGTGATAATGGTGAGCTTAATGCAGATTTACCTTGGTGTTTTCCACTCTTACCAAAACATTTGAATATTCAACCTAAAGTAAATGAAGCAGTTTTAATATTTTTATTAGATAAAAACAAACCATTTGAAAATAGAATGTTTTTAGGGCCTATTAATTCACAACCACATTTATTAAAATTCGACCCATATTTCTCAACAGCTATGGCTGGTTTAAGTATTGGTAACCAAAACCCAGACCAATCAATTGCTAATATTCCAGAATTAAAAAGTGGTGTGTTTCCTAAACAAGAAGATATTTCAATACAAGGTAGGTTTAATACTGATATAACTCAAAAAGAAAATGAAATAATTTTAAGGGCTGGTAAATTTGAAATTTCAGATAACCCTAAAAACCCATATAAAATTAGATTTAACGCTAAAACTCAAGCTTATATTCAAATTAAAAATGATGTTATTTTATCTAAATCTGAAACTACTTCAGAAAGAGGAAGTGTTACTAATATCGTTTCAAATAAAATAAATTTGTTAACACATAAAGACGGTAGCCCTAAGTTTAATTTAACAGACCCAGAAATGTTAATCACTGATGCCGAATTAGAAAAAATATTAGCCGAAGCACATCAATTACCATTTGGTGATATTTTATTACAATATCTTACACTTTTAAAAGATGCAGTATTTAACCATGTACATAATGGTAACGGTAAATCAGCTACTGATTTAACTTCTTCTGGAAACAAACAAGCTCTAGCTACTTTTAAAGAAAAAGCAGATGACTTAGAAAAGTCTATGTTATCAAAAAACATTAGAATAAACTAACATTTTCTGATATTTATATATAAAAGAAAATGGTAATTAGAACATACTTTGATAAAAACAATACTATAATTAAAGACCAAAATCTCAATACTGGTTTAAATCCAGTTACTGAGTTATTTTATGGTGGTGTTGATACACAACAACAATATAGTAGATTTCTGTTTCATTTTGATGAAACTAGACTTAAATCCTTATATACTGGCGGTACATTTACCGACCTTACTAAACTTACTCACACACTTAGATTAACCAATACAGCATCATTCGATACTGGCTTATTAAACGGTACTATGGGTGCCAAAGCTAGAACCACATCTTTCAACCTTATCGTTTTTAAAATAGGTCAAGATTGGGATAATGGTGTTGGTTATGATTTTGATGTTTGTGATTTAAACACAGGTAGTTGTGCTGTATCTATTAGTCCATCTAATTGGGTTACTCCACAAACAGCTTTAACTTGGATTGGTGGGACTGGTGTTTATTCTGGAAGTCCTAGTGGCATAACTGTTACAACGCAGCACTTTGACAAAGGTAATGAAAATATTGAAATGGATATCACAGATTATGTTAATGGATTATTAACTGGTGATACTAATTATGGTCTAGGAATTGCGTATGAAAGAGGCTTAGAACAAATAAATACTACAGCATTACAATATGTTGGCTTCTTTACCAACAATACACAAACATTCTATGAACCATTTGTTGAAACAATCTATTCTAATCACATTAAAGACGATAGAAACGACTTTTTCCTTGATAAAGATAATAAGCTATACTTGTATGTAAATCTTGCTGGAAATCCAACGAATTTGGATAATATACCTAGTGTTAATGTTTATGATGATACCGATACTTTATTTTCAGCATATACACCAGCAGATGTTACTCACGTAACTAAAGGTGTATATTCTATCGATATTAACGTTCCAACAACTACAACAAATAAATGTACTATGTATACTGATATTTGGACTAGTATTACTATTAACGGTATTTCTAGACCAGATATTGAACTTAATTTTGCACTTAAAGATTCTAACGAATATTATAATATCGGAAATAATGATACATTACCTAGAAAAGTAGCTGTTTCAGTTAGCGGAATACAAGGTAGAGAAAGAATTAAACGTGGTGATATTCGTAAGGTAATAGTTTCGGCTAGAATACCTTATACCGTAGAACAAACACAAAAAATAGATAATATTAATTATAGAATCTATGTATCGGAAGGTGCCGCTGAATTAACTGTTATAGATTTTCAACCAGTTGAAATGGCTAACAATTATTATTATTTCTTATTAGATACTGCAAGTCTTATTCCAAATACTTATTATTTGGATGTATTGGTTACCTCTAACTTAGAAGTTACAACAATTAAAAATGCTTTACAGTTTGATATTGTAAATCAAGTAGAATTAAGAAAGGGACAATAATGAAGGAATTTATTAGAAAAAGAATCCGTGAACAAATGGTTGATGGTCAAAATATGAACCAAGGTACTGAAACTGCTTGTGATAAGATGAGTGTGGCCACTTACGATGAAGGTATTAAATTAATAATTGCAGCTATAGGTAAACCAGAAGAAAACCCACAAATGTGGAAACGCATAGCTAAACCATTACAAAATTGGAAACAAGCAAATAAAGGTATTGGCGGTGAAGTAAAATCAATGGGAATGTCTGGTGATTCTATGGTAGATGAATCAAATACTTGGTGGACAGCTATTCAATCAACAATATGCGAACAAGGTGGGGATGGTCAAGGAGACCTTTATATGTAATTATGAAAAAACTAATTGAAAAACTATTAAATGAAGCCTTAAAAAAGGTAAGAGAACCAATCTTTAATGATAATTTTAGAAATTGGTTTAACGGTAGTCAAGTTGTTGATGGACAAGGTAATCCACTAGTTTGTTATCATGGGACTACTAAAAAAATTAGTAAATTTAATCGAAAATATTCAGCACAAGGTGTGTTTTGGTTTACTAGTGATAAAGAAAAAATCATAGCTGGGGAATCTGGTGCAGCAAATACAAGTGAAATTATTCCAGTATTTCTTTCTGTAAAAAATCTTGCTGGATGGGATGAATATCAAAAATTAGGTTTAGGTCAAATTCGTGAACGTGGTTTCGATGGAATTAAATTAGATGATGATTACGTTATATTTGAACCAACACAAATAAAATCGATTTATAATAATGGTGATTGGGACCCAAACAATAAAAACATAAATAAATAATGAAACACTTAATTAAAAAACTTGTAAGAGAATCATTATTAGATGAAATGGCCATGGGTTTCAATAATTTAATTGATGGTACTGGCTTATTTACACATAATGTTAATAATGGTTATGATTTTGTCTTGTATAACCCAAGTACCCATCATGTTTATGGAATAATTTCTCTTAGTCAATCAGATTTTTATGGCGATAGTTTTTTTGTCGCTGGGGTAGCGGCTGAAAAAGGTTTTGGACCATTCATGTATGAATTAGCTATGATGCAAGGATTCATAGATAATAGAGGTCTTATGCCATCAAGAGATGGTGATATCAGACCAGAAGCTTGGAAAGTATGGGAGCAATTTTTTAATAGAACTGATATTATTAAAAAAGAATTAAACATTCATGACCCAGATTTTAGAGTTGATATAATTGAAGATGGAAAATATCAATTTAAACGCAAAGGTGAAATTGATGACTTCATAAATGAAATCACAGATGAAGATAGACACATTTTAAGAGTGTTTAACACTATTTATTCAATCAAACCTACCAATGAGTTCACTCAACTAATAAACACCGCTAAAAGGCTTGAAAAGTATCATAGTGTTGCTATGAAATCTGGTGATGATTTCTGGCATAGTAAATACAGTTAAAATTATTTTTAATTATTTTTAAAAAAACACTTGACAAAGTAAAAAGTTTTATTATATTTGCATTACGTTAACTCACGTATTAGTTTCGAGTCATTTTGACTTTAGAGTTGTCTAGGCAACAAAGAAATT